CTAGAGACGTGCGAGAAAGGCGACTAGCTCCGTGGGCGATGCTAGCAAGATCGTCCCATGTCCTTCGTCAATCTTGCGTTGGCGCAGCAGCGTCACCCAGTGACGCTCAGTTGCCACCGCATCGCAATACGGAACCGCGACGCCGAGGGCCGTGATGTCGTGCGAATCGTTTGGCTTCCATTTCTTCTGGCGCTGCGCGTGTTGCATGTACATGCCGTGTACGACGTGTCGGCTTGGCAGCATTCCGAGCATGCTCGCCGGTTCAGCAACCATGAAGTCAACCAAACGCTCGCCCGGGACACCGTTCTCGCTCGCAGCACGAAATAGCTCGTGCCGGACCTCAGTCAATGTGTAGTGCATCAGCACGCCTTCCAGCGCCGATCCCTTTAAGTCGAGAGCTCTGATCTTGTCAGCCACTCCCGACTGGTCCGCGTCAAACGCCAGATCGACCGCGTGCAGGGCACTGTCCTCTTGCGGCCGGACACCGGACGCCCGGTCCGGCTCCAATTGCTATCGGCACACGACCGCATCGTCTGGCCGACGGAACGCCGCGAACTCGTTCAGCGCTATGCGGATGCACCTGCCGCTGAATTGCTCGTACCCACGCTTCCTGCATTTGCGGCGTCGAAGACGGCGACATGGACGGACCGACACGCGGCCCGCGACCTCTGGGACCTGTGGGCACTGAGCAGAGTCGGCGCCATCGACGCAGACGCCGCCGCACTATTTCGGCGGTACGGACCCACCAACAGACCACCGGCCCTGTACATGTTTGACCGCGCCCCGACGGACGCCGAGTGGCACGCGCAGCTCGCCGGACAGACCCGACTTAACGTCTCCGCAGCCGAAGCGCTTGTTGCGGTGCGAAGAGCCTGGCGGCACGTTCTACGACCTGCGAAGACGGTCATAAAGGGTGAATAAACGATGAGTCCAAGATTGTGATCTTGAAAAACATCGTCTGACGTAGGGCGGGCGGGGCTCGAACCCGCGACCAATGGATTATGAGTCCACGGCTCTAACCAACTGAGCTACCGCCCCATCGCTGCTCAGCGCGTATTTCCTGACTAAATCCTAAGTCAACTGTAGCCTAGACTGTAGCCTAACGGATTCCGCGCCGAGCCCTGAGAGCATACCGAGACCCCTTGGGACTCATCGCACCCCGTTGCTGTGGTCCCAAATGATCTGTGGCTATCTGTAGTTGCACGTTGTCCAATGTGGTGCGTTATGGTCACCCTCGAGACCACTTCGGGGAGGTTGCCATGGCTGGACGGCTCGACGCCAACAGTGATGGCCTACGTTCTGGGGCGGCCCGCAGTGATGCGGTCGCGTCATCGCTATCGAACGGCCCTACCATCGCCTCCGGTGGCCAACCCAGTCATGCCGGGGTAGCGGCGATTCTGTCCGCAGCAGCTGCAGTGCGGGACAGTCAGGCCCAAAGGGTGTCCGGGCACGCGGACATCCTTCGTTCCGGGGCTGGCGCATATGACGGCACCGAGGGGCGTGGCGCTGCTGACATCGCTAAGGCCATGTAGATGCTCACTCGTCAGCAGATAGAGAACTGGCAGACCTCTCACCTTGATCAGGCGGCGCTGCAGCTGCACGCCATGGGGCGCCAGTCCGAAGACCTATTTGGCCAGCACGTAAGAAACCTCGCCGCGCCGGGTGGATCTGACTGGCAGGGGCAAGCCCACGACGCCGCGCAGAGCCGCGGACAAGCCGACATGTCGATCGTGCGCCAGCAATCCGACGTGATGGAGCAGGCGGCGCGGATCGCCCAGCGCGGTGCAGCAGACGTTGCCGGCGCCAAAACCAACGTGCTGGAGGCTATCGCGGAAACCGAGGCCGACGGCTTCAAGGTGGGCTCGGACCTATCTGTCACAGATGGAAGACCCTCTTCGGATGACAATCGTGAGCGGTCCAACCGTGAGAAGTTGGGCCGACAGCATGCCGAGTTCATTAGATTCCGTGCCGCGCAGCTCGAGGAAGCCGACACTCAGGTCGGTCGCCAACTCAAGGAGAAAGCCGGGGAGCTTCGCGGTATCAAGTTCGATGGCGGCACGGTTCGCATGCTCGATGACGGGCACGGCGGGCAACCAGCACCCACTAATCCGTCTTCAGCGTTGGGACTTCCCGATTATCCGCATGGAACTTTGTCGAATGACGAGACCCGGACCGTGTACACGCGGGGCGAGCTGAAAATGAAAGAGCTCGACGCCCAATGGGCCAAACAGGGCGTGCCGGTTGAGGAACGCGCCAAGCGCATGTTCGAGATGCGGAACTCTCTCCGCGGCTGGACCCGAGAATTGATGTCCGACCGGTCGGCGGCCGAAGTACTGAAAGCCAACGAGAAAAGCATGACTTGGCAGCAGGCGCTGGACAAAGCGGCCAGCCGTGGACACACGGGTGAGAACGCCTACCGGTACCTGATTGACGCGGCCACCCGTAGCCGTGGGAGCGTCAACGCCGGGCTAGGTATCGACCCCGCCAATCCACCGCCTTTACCTCCCGTGCGCGGAGGTGCCGGCGGTCTGCCGGCAACAGCACCTGGTTCTATACCAGACAAGGAGCCACCACCTGGTGGCGCAATGCCTGTGGCGCCCGGATCAATCCCTTCACAGGCCCACTTAGGCCCCAACGACACCGTCCACATAGATGGGCCACTCGGAACGGAGCGGGAGGTGTTTGGTGACGAACCAGGCGAACGCTGACAGAATGAGAAGACTATGAGCGACTACCAGCCAATCCCATACGATGCCAAGGGATTGCGTGGCCTGCCCGCCCGCATCATTGGAGAACTCCCCCTCGAGTACGACCTACCCGAGGACATTAAAGATGTCGTGATCGCCGACGACGAACCGAACATCTACTCCGAGCTCGCCGTCTACATCCCCGGCCACCCCGATCGGCAGTCCGCGGTGTCGTACGACGCGCTCGAGGTTCAGGGCTGGCACCAGCCGGGCTAGAACGCAAAAAAGCCCCCGGCTCAACCATGCTCGGGGAAGCATGGGAGCCGGGGGCGGCTGTGAAGCGAGGGGCTAACCAGATTCGATTGCGGTCCGTTCTACCTGAACGTCGATCACGCCAGGCTCTTCCGGGGTGATGTCCTGGCCATCGTTTCCGAACCGCGTGACGAGCAGGACGTGAGTGTTCTCGCATTCGCCGAATACCTCGCGGGCCAATTCGGTGGCGGGTGGGTCCTCATGGCCCTCGGATACCCAGCTGTTGCTGCCGATCTGATGACGGCATGCCGGGGCGATGTATAGGTTCGCATCACTCATTGGCGATTCGCCGTCTTCGGTCATCACAAGCATGTCGTCTGGCAAGTCCTTGATTGCCTTACGCAGCTGAGCGACGGTGAACATACTCCAATTCTATTGGCGGTAAGCGCTAACGGCGGGGTCTAAGTAGTGCACGCGGTCCATGTGATCAATCCAAGCCACGTACTGGTAGTTGTCGTGGCCATCCTCCACACAGCCCTCGCGAGGGTCGTACACGCAGCACTCATGCCCCTCATCTGCGCCGAGGTCGCCCCTCACCACCAGGGCAGTCCAAGGCAGATCCTCTCGCCTCCGCTTACCGCGCCCGTCGACGTTGGGCCAGACCGTGTTGTGCACCCACCGCTGTTCAATCTCGGCCAGCGCCTGCCGCATCGTGTCTGTCCGCATACCTCAATTTTACGGCGCTACAGCAGCGGCCACGGGGTCTATGCCTTCCAGGGGCCTCGCCATATCCGGGCGTCGGATTCGATGCGTTCTTCGCGTTCGGTGCGCAGCTCTCCGCGCAGTCCCCCGATATCCTTCCGAATACCGGAGATGTCGCTGCGGATGTCTGCCATTCCGTCGCGGACCATCTCGCGTATCTCGTCGATGTCGTCACGCAGGTTGGTGTCGTGGGAGTTCTCTGTTTGGTGCCTGATGGCTTTGAGGTCGAAGTGTTGCAGCGTCCACAGGATGCCGAGGAAACACATGACGACGAAAGCTATTACTACCCAGGTCGCTAGGCCCCAGCCGTCTTGGGCAAGTGGCGGCAGCTGCCAATCAGCCACATTCACCGCGGAGTACCCATCGGCAGGCCACACTTCCAAGTCTCAACTCTGCACATAGCGGTGTCCTCTCATTTCAGTGAAGCCAACAAATGGATTAGGTCGAGCTGTTCGGGGATGAACCGCAGCAGGCCGGTGGTGCGCAGCAGATGCAATGCCACTACCCCGATCACGGCGGAGCTGAGGAACATGTGGGACTGCCCGTAGCGTGTGGTGGCGTCCGATAGCAGCTCTCCGGGTGGGCAAGCTATCTCGTAGGCGACGATCCCAGCAGCCATAGTGATCCACGCCCAATCAGATGGATGTAAAGCCATGGGAACCCCTTCGCGAAGTCACTTCCGTACCACTTTCGGTACGGTTCTGCCATTGGAACTGGCGCATCCGTACCATCCCTGTGGATAGACCTCGGTGATGTCGGAGAAGCGGAGTAAAGTCAGAAGCGCACTGCCAAATGCAACCGACGTAAACCCGAAACCGGGGATCGTTGGATCGGCCCCCGCGTTCAGCTCTCTTACGCGGGGGCCTTTCATTACTCAGTTCGTTCTAGGTGTTCTGCGCCGTGCGCGAGTAGACCCTTTGTGGCCCAAGGTGGTTGGTTTCCCCGCTCAAAAACGGCGTTGGTATGTTCGATCACTTCATCGTCTACGACACGCTCGTATCCAACGATCAGTACGTACGCCGCCACCCGCCAATCGCCCGGACTGTCATCGCGCAGGTCCGCATACTGCTGGATTAAGTCATCCGGGTTGTCACTCATCGCGGCTCCCAAGTATCAGTGGGTATCAAAGGAGTGCAAAGCTCTGTACGTCGAAGCCGTCGTTGTTGATCTGGAACACCGTCAATGCCGGGTCGCCGTCTTCGCCCATCTTGTTCATCACCCACGCTGAACCGTTGTCCAGGGTTGAGGCTTGGATATGCCAGCGCGCCTTACCCGTTACTTGGTCGCGGCCATGGGGTCGCAGGCTGGCGTAGTGAAAATGCCCTGTGAGTAGGACGTGGCAGTCCATGACGCCACCGTGGGTCATCTTCTCCCACCACGTCTTCACCCGGTCGGCACCGGAGGCTTGGTGGCCGTGCGCCAGCCCCAGCCTGGTGCCGCGTACATCGAACTGCAGTGTCTCGCACCACTCGGGCGGCCGGTGGAACTCTACCGGGAGGTTCGGGCCTTGGTTGTCGGGGTTGTTGTGCCATTCAAGACGCTTAGAAATAGCTAATCCCCAGTCGTCGGTGGGCTTCCCGATCAAATCCTTACCCCGCCGCCACTGCCCGTGATTGGACGGGATGGACAGCACATCCACAGGGGCATGCTTGGCGCACAGGGTGATGGTCTTCCAGAACTCCGTGGCGGCAACCTCGACCTGATCCATGAGAGATAGTCCGTTGGTGCGGGTTTGGGCCGCTACATTGTCGAAGCCCTCCACAATGTCACCCACGTCCGCGATGATGATGCGATCAAACCTTGAACGTTTCAGGTAGGCATTCAGGTTTTCCCGCTTTTCCTGAAGGCGCAGCAGTAACTCTTTGACACCGCCGAGATGGTCGACCTTCCCGGTCTGAATGTCTGCCCAGCACACCACAACCGTTGACTCGCCCGTGGGCTTCTTCGGCTGCACCGGCTTGGTCCTGCGGACCTCCGCATATAAGGCGGGTAGGTCTACAGCCCAGCGGCGGACGGCGAGGTGATAACGCCAGGAGTGGTGCTTGTGCTTCTCCCACTCCCCCTCTTTGTTGCGGAAGCCTGTTTCCCACACCACGACCTGTGGATTGCCTGCTATCTCAACCTTGGCGGGGTCGTAGTGCAGTTCATCGGCGAACTCATTGAGGATGCCGTCGAAGTCCTGCTCATCGAAGTCATCTGAGACCTTGCCCGTCTGAATGAATCCAGCGGTGCCGTCCCACTCCGCACGCATTTTCGCCTGTTCCGGCGCCGACTCCTCGGCCACGGGACGCCGCTTGTTCAGGCTATCGCGGATACTCAACTACATTCCTTGAAATGGCGGCGTAGCGCCGCCTCCGCCAATGGGTATCCCAACTCCCTTATGCCGCGCCACAACTCCGCGGTGGAGAAGCCCGCCGCCGCCCACTCTTTGGCTGCAGCCTGCTCATCTTCTGGCTGAGTTGTGAACCATTGGCATGTGGTACATACCTTCGGCTTTGGCTTGGATCGCTCGGTGAGTAGATCTCGGATGGACATTTGTTTGAACCGCCTTTCATGGGGCGCTTCGAGGGCTCTATTCAGTTGTTAAGCGCGGAACCAGTCAAGGACTGGATTCAGGTCGTACGTACCGTGACTCTCCAGGTGGGCGATGCCTTGGAAGGTCCGCACGATGGCCCACACGATGTCGATCAATCCGTCGAATGGGTTGATGAACAGGTCCATGATTCGGGCCACTATCGAGGAAGCCCCACCGGTCCAGGAGGATTGGGTGATTATGCGGGCTATCGCGGTCATGTTCTGACCAGCCTCATCCAACCGGTTCTCGGCGTACCAATCGCGGGTGCGGGCGTGCTCTTGCCACTTCCCCGCCAACTCGGGGTACTTGAGGAAGTCAAAGTGCCAGTCCATGATCCCCTGCGTGTCAGGCTGGGGCGGGTCGGGAACCCAAGGCGCGCACTGGTTGATCAGCCGGTAGGGGTTGCCAAAAGCTATGCCCTTGCGGAAGTCCTTGAGCCGGTAATGCAACCGCCCATTAACGGGTAGAACGTGCTTTTCCATGACCTCGGAGCCGACCATCGCGCCCTGGCTGAAGATCGCCAGATTCCATGGTGTTCCTTCGGGGAATGGTGTGCCGTCATCGAACAGCTTGGTATCGAGCCGGTTCACGAGTTCGTCCACACCGGACTGGTTGTTGAAAGGCAGCCGTACGTTGTCGTATCCGGTGGGCCGCCACACCGCCCTGCCTTCACGCTCCAATGTTGAAGCCACGAAAGCACAAGGCCCCTGGTACATGTCGGAGAGATGGCCCTCGACCGTGAAGAAGAACGGCGTTAAACCCAGCTTCACCAGATCAGCTGCCGAAACGACTCCGGTCTGGGCTTGGTTGGTTCTGCGCTGGTATTCCTTCTGGACGGCTTGGTCGTCGTACCCGAAGTACGAATCAACCTTCAGCGGTCCCCCGTCAGCGGCTTTCGCGTAGGAGGCGAAGCGGGCCACCATGACCCGCTGCCACCTCGCTACTACCTCCCCATGAGAACCAAGGGTGAGGATCACCGCGTGGCGCTCCGAATGACCTGATCAATCAGGGAGCCCTGGTACGGTTCCGCCACCGGAGGGGACGCGACCGTACTGGTTTCGGTACGGTTCTGCCCTATCGCCTTCTGTATCTGGTCGATCGCAGCGACAGCCACGCTCCCGAGGTCGGCGACCTTTCCGGCGGCCTCATCACTGATGGACCGCAGATGCGTTCCCACCGCGTCGGCCTGGGAGATCGCATCAGCCAGGCTGGTACCCACATTGGCGGTCGCATTTGCGCCGTCAGCTTTGACCGGGTGGCTGAACACGGCAGCCGCTGCGACAACACCCGAACCGATCGCAGTCAGCCAGCCACCGAGGTCCAGGGCGGCCAGATCGCCGCCCTGCGCGACGGTGGCGACGGCACCCGCGAACGCTACGCCGAATGCTCCCAACGCCTTGAAGATGGTGTTCGAGGTGTACTTCATTTCTAGGCTCCGTTCTGAGAAACGAACTGCTGCAGCGCAACAGGGTTAGTTGCCTGGATGTTGGCCAGGACTGCCTTGGCATGGTCGATCGCCCATTGATCACGAACCGCGCCTTGCCCCGCCGCCACTCGGGCGATACGGCCTATGGCTTCGAGGTCACCGAGTTCTGCGTCCGCCTCAACAGACTCGCGGTGCCGCATGCCGTCAATTGACTGAGCGATCTGCACCAGGTTGTAGATCGGCCCTTCGCCTGGGGTGGCGTAGATCGACACTGATCCCACAGAAGGCTGGGTAAATAGCCGGTAGAGGGTGTCCCACTGGTCTTGTGGCACTTGGGCCATGTCTTCATCTCCTAGATTGCTGAGTCGGGCGTAGATCTGCTGGGCCTCGGTGTAGCGCTCGTCATAGCGATACGGGAAAGCACTCACTTGCACGGCCTGTGCCCATCCGCCGGGTGTACGGGAATTCGAGTTGTAGTCGAAGTCGGTAAGGCCGCGTTGCCCGCTGTGGCCGCCAAGGAAGAACAGTCGCGCCGACAGGGTGGGGTCCATGGTTTCCGACAAAGGACCCCATGCCTGGCGCTGCTGGAACAGCCCCGTGGAGTCGTGGTCGCTACCGACCTTCTCGTGCGGGTAGCCCAGGCTCGCTGGGACATTACTGTTCGCGTACATCGTGAGATTGGTTTCCACCAGCTCCACCGCGATAGCGATGCAGATACCCTTGGGAGTGATACCGAGTCGCTTACCCTCGTTGATGGTGGCTAGCGCGTATCGATCCTTGGTTGACAGGACCACCGAGTTGCCGCGCCGGAACGTAGAGAACCCGTCGGCCCGGATCTTGCGGGCGATGAAATCCGCGGTGTGCGGATTCTGGTAGGTGTTAATCTCACCGCCATTGGTGAGGCTCGCCAGCTGAAAGTGCATCGCATCTTTAGGATCTGACCAGTCATTACCCCAGAAGACGGTCCCCTCGTAGAACGCCTGGATTTCCTTTATGGTGGCGATCTGCGCGGCACTAAACCCGGCGTTGGCGACCTGAAAGGGATGGCTTTCCCAGTTCAGATCCATCGCCGTACCTGACAGGTGATTCGACGTAGACACCGAGTTGGTAGGCGTCCAGCACGCCGAATCTGGGTCACGCAGCGGCTCAACATATGCGTTGAAATCCGCTGCGAACGCACGCAGAATCGCCAACGGCTGCCCGTTCTGAATCTGCAGACTCACCGACGTACCAGGCACGTTTACCCAGGTGCACTCGTCACCGTTGACCATGGGCCAGCCGTTACTTGAGAACGAATTTCCATACACGACCCGCGGCATCAGATGCCTCCAATCCGGGGATCGAGCCCTGGCCGACCCGCCGACACCCAGCGGGAGCGCTGGAACCACACTCCGAACCCGAACCCCGCCAACCCGATAACGGCGTAGAAGGCGGGGTACCGCAGCAGTTGAGAGAACATTCGACCTCTTTCGGGCATTAAAAAAGACCCCGCACTAGCGAGGCCCACAAGGAGATGCGTGCTAAGCGAATGTCACCGTGTAGATCGGCGAAGGGGTTCCGTCGCCATCAATCGTGAGTGAGTTGCCGTTGGTAGTCACCACATCGGCAGGGGTGTTGTCTAAAAGCACGTAGCACATCACGTTGCCGCCAAGCTCATAGAGCACCGCGTACCGGGCCGTGATACTGCCGCCGGATGCAGTCCACGATGGGTTGGTGGCGAAGGTTACGGATGGGCTGGTCGTTCCACCGATGGTGAGTGTCACAGCGACACCGCCTGTGGTGTAACCGTTTCCGTTCGCCACTTCATTGGTGACACCGGCCCATGTGGTGGTTGATGCACCGATATTGGATGAAGCGGTTACCAGGGCAACTCGCCAGGTGTCGGAGTCCACATCGAACGTGCCATCTATGACGTTCTTCCGCGCCGCAGTGGGATACGTCCATGTTCCTGCAGTCATTGGGGTGTCCTTTCGTTAGTTGATGATTTCGACGGTTGCTGCCGCGTAGTTCTGGCCGGACTGCCCACCTGTCTGAGCCACAGATCCATCGGTGGTGGTCACGTTCTTGGTGTTGAATGCAGAGGCCGAACCGAACGCCGCACCCGATGACGCCTGGCGCGTGTATCCCGCTGGCGCGGCATCCCATCCGCCCGCACCCAAGCTGGCGTGCCCATGGAAATGCAGCAGCACCGAGGATCCGTCTGTGTGGGTCAATGTCACCGACGGCGCAGTGGATGAGGCACCGGTTCCAGCGGCTTGGGCATGACCACCGATCGGCGAGGATGCGTTTTGATCCCGTATCACCACCGCGATCATGTGGGAGGCACTACCCCATGAACCAGACGTTGTATTGGTCGCAGTAGCTTTGAAATACGCCGTGGCGCAGCCCGAGCCGCTGCCACTGTTGGCATTGTCGATATAGGTGTAGTCCGGTACCGTGCCACCCGCCGACGGCTTCGTGGGCGCAGACGTTGAGAACGGGTTGTACGCGAACAGAACGATCAAATCGCCAACTTGATGCGTCGGGATAGTGACCGAACTGCTCGCATTTCCATTAGCGCCAACAAAGGACACGGTGTGGATGGTTGTGACCACAGGCGTACCGCCCGTAATGGTCACAGAAGCCCCAGCGGGCGCCACCCGCGTATCGATAACCGGGCGTCCACCCGTGATGGTCAGAGACGCGGCAGGTGGGGGGTACCGGACATCTATCAATGGGCGCCCGCCTGTAATAGTCACAGTGGCTGGCGTCGGAGCTATCTGTGCAGCGAGCGACGGAGTGCCCCCGGTGACGGTCACAGCCGCAGCTGTAGGTGTCACGATCGGTCCCGTAGTCACCACGGGCCGTCCACCAGTAATAGTCACCGACGCGCCAGACGGGGAAACTATGTTGTTCTGGGACTGGATAATCGACGGCGTTCCGCCGGTAATCGTCAATCCGGCGGCTGTTGGAGCGACGACGTTGCCTACCCGGATTATCGGCTCTCCGCCGGTAATTGTGAGCTGGGCTGGAGTGGGTTCAATTGGTGGCCCGTCCACACTCGGCCTCCCGCCGGTCACGGTTATGACTGCCGGAGTTGGGGAGATGTGGTTGTCTTGCGTTGCAGTGACCTGTGGGCGCCCGCCAGTCAGAGTGAGTGTTGCGCCCGTAGTCTCGATGAATGTTTCGGCCCACCAGCCGGTTACACCAGCCATGGTTAGATGCGGAAGATCCGACTGGCCCCGTTGTCCCAGGTGACCGTTATATTGGTGCCATCGGGGATGGTTGGCAGCCCGGAGGCTGTGTCGTATAACGCGACAAGCTGCGATGTCCCTGCGGTGCCGGTGTCTTGGTAAATGACCCAGCGCACGATCGTCGAGCCAGTGACGGTCGGGAATACCACATCGGCAGCATCCGCGACACCGGCCGTCCATGACTTACCGGACAGGTTGGAGGAGGTGCACACAACCCCTGTGATGTGCGAAAGATACTGGTGGGTTGCGATATTGGGTGTGTATGTGGCGTCTACCCCGCAGACTTTGAAGTTGTGCACCTCCCAGTCGAGGTCGCCCTTAAGGAATGCTTCTCGGGCCTTGTCGTACAAAGCGTTGACCATAAGGTTCTCCCTATTCCGCGTTGGAGACGATGGGGATCGCGATACCGATCCATGGGGCGGCAGCTGTGAGGGTTTGGGTGAACGTCACCGAACCGCCTGGGGCGTCACCGAATATCAGTCCCGCACCGAACGCGACGGCATCCAAATGTCCACGCTCGGTTTGGTTGTAGGCGCTGGTCTGACCCCCGTACAGGAAGGCGTTCACGATCCTGCCGTGGCTATTGGTGGAGGCGCTGACCGATGGGGATGCGCTATAGCCCTGAGTGATTACGGGTGTTTCAATCCCCGCGGGCGCGGCCAGTTTGTAGGACGCCGCACCGGTTGCATAGTTCGACCCATACGGTGTGCCGATCAGGTTGATCGACCTAGCCCCCGTGGGAGGATCGAGCAGCCACCACACCACCAGCCGGTTAGATCCATTGGAGATAACCGGGAGTTTGTTCATGGTGACGCCACCGATTTTCGCCGTCACCCCAGACATGTCTATACCGGATTGCGTTGCCATATAGGCGAACACAATGTTCGCTTCGGGGTCCAGCGTGAATTCCGGGATCGTCGCCTGACTTGTGCCGACAGTGCTCTTGTTGTCGAACTTGACATCAATACTGCCGACGATCGGCTTACCGACCGAAGCTTTCGACGGGATACCGAACACCCGATTCGCCTGATAATCAGGAACAGTCAAAGAATCCGGGTATAGGTACTTGCCGATCTTGAACATCATCGACACCTCAACCTCAACAGTCGGGGTCTGGGCGTTCTCACACATCGCGAACAAGGTGCCGTTCGGCAGGTAGTAGACCGAGACTTCGTAGCCGCGCCACGAACCGCCATGGCCGCGCCACTGGCCGAGCTCGAACATGCCGTGCCCGTACCCGAAGTAGGTCAGCTGATCGTCATTACCCCATGGGACAGGCCAGTAGCATTTAGTTCTCAGCTCATGCAATTCCGGGCTCAGTAGAGTGCCGTCACGTAATTCCTTGGCCCACAACAGCAGATCGTGGGCGGTGGAAATCATGACACCAGCAGCGCTGGCATATCCCGGCCCGGTTTCAGTGGCGTCCTGCCAGGCCCCGCCACCGAAAATGCCGGTGGCCCACGCATGCCCATTCGCATACGGTTCGGGCATCTTTGCGGTGGTGGGCCAACTGGTTTGCGTCAAACCCAACGGATCAAGAATGTCCGTCTGCAGCACGTCACGTGTGGGGCGGCCGTTGACGATCGAAACAATCATCCCCAGCAGGAAGTAGTTGGAGTTGACGTACGCCCAACCTTGGCCCGGTTCAAAGGACGGCTCGTGCTGTTTGACGATCGCGAGTGTTTCTTCGTCCGTCCAGTCAGAGGTCGGCATCAGGAAGTAGCGCATCATCATGCCGAGGTCGGTTTGTTCGTTGAACAGACCCGACCGCAGACACATCATGTGCCGGACCGTTATCTTGGTTCCGCCCGGTACACCGGGAAGAAACTTCTCCAGCGGGTCATCTAACGACAACAAGCCACGATCAACTGCCTGCAAGATCATGGTGGCGGTGAATGACTTGGTGCAGGAGCCGATACGGAAGTGGTCTTCCAGGATCACGTTCCGTGCCCCAGCGGCAGTGGAGACCTTGCCGTAAGCCTTCGTGTAGTACCCGTCTGGGGACTGGATGGCCAACACCCCGCCTGGGGCGGTCATGTTCGCGGCCACGATGGCGTCGATAGCGGCCTGATCCTCTAGCGGGAGAAGCGACAACCCACCCGAGACGGTGGGGGTGCCCAGCGAGGCGGTGGATTCGATGCTGGGAACCAAGACTTGGCCGGGGCCGCCGATGACCGACTCCCCCTCGAGCGGGTTCTGCCGGAACCTGACCCAGCCGGCGCCGTCGGCGCCGTTACCGCCGAACTGGAACGTGAGCCCGTTTCCGCCGTTGCCGCCACCGCCCGGGGATACGCCGTCGCGGCCGGGGACCTTTTGGTCGGCGCCACCGACATGGTTCTCGCCCTTGTACTCGAAATTCCCTGGTCCGCGACCGATCGGGTTGGCGCCCAGCTGTAGTTCGGTACCGCCTACGCCGGGCTCGGCAGTGATGCTGTAGTCGGGGATGGACCAGATGCTCGCGGTGCCGTCGGCGCCATCGCCTTGCCCGCCGAGCCCGCCAACACCTTTGGTGAAAGTCAGCACCGCGTCGTCAGCGAAGTGCACTCCGCGCTGCCACGTCGTGGACTTATAGAGACCAGGTGAACCGGATTCACCGTGGAAGCCGAGGGTCAAGCCTTGTTGCGCTCCACCGGCCCCACCGACAGCGGTGACATCAACGAAATTCGCCCACGACGGGATCGGGATCGTGCCTGAATCCACCACATAGACGGAGATGGGGTCGTAGTAGCCCACACCGTTGCCGGTGTCGATGGCTGTTTCAATCCACGGGATGTTCCCGGACCGGACGACACTGGATTTAGCGATGGTCGACGGAGGTGTGTTCGGGGACGACGAGTTATCCCGTGTCGCGGCCAAGCCAACGACCTGCGCGAACGGGTGGTCAGGGATATCGTCAGTGGTGGAAATACCCCGGACACTGTGCATTCCGCCAACGGGGACAAGTTCGTAGGCGTAGGTTTCCCCCGCCTTCTGATCAACTGGGGTGTCGAGCTGGTAGAACGTCCAGTTCGGTGTGGTACCGGCGGTCAGCTCGGACAGGATGTTCGGCGAGTGATGCACCAACGACCAGTCCCCGGAAACCCCGTCGAGTTTCCAGATGTTGACGTAGAACGCTGTGATACCACTGGTGCCGCAGCCGAGCCACGAGACCACCCCTAAAGCGATGTCTTGCTCAACCCGCATTGTCGCGATCAGCGACGCACTTTGAGTTGCGGAGAGGGTGGTGTTGACGCTGGTCAGACCGTAGTTCGACCGCCCCGACGGCAACAGACCGGTGTTTACGGGGGTGTTGTTGCGGATGGAGAGGATCTGGAAGGCGCTCTCCCCCATTGCCGCCGCTGTCTGCAAAAGTTTGGCGACGTTGAACAGGTCGGCGAAACCACCATTGGAGTTCGGATCAGTCGATCCCGACATTCCCCCGAGAAGATGGGAAAGGAACTCCTCGAACGTTGTGTTCGCATCCCCCGGTCCGCCGAATCCGAGGATCTTGAACAACGGGATATGAGTGACAGCATCGAACAGATCTTCCAGAGTGTGTAACGCGTTGTTAGAGCCCGTGATCCCGTTGACTACGGTGTCGATGATCAACTGCCACCGCGACAGCACTTCCTGAAACGTGTTCGACAACCCGTCGATCCAGCCCTGCTGAATCTTGTTGGTCTTCTTACCAACACCGTCATCAAAGTTGAAAACACCCGAGGTGGCATCCTTGGTCACCAGGATGCGCACACGCACCGCATGCACACCATCGGGAACCGTGTAGTTCCCCACCATTTGACGCCAATCCCCCGTTGACGTGTTCGGGTTCAGCGTCGCAACGTCCTCAACACCAACCTGCACAGCACTATCCCCGCGACCGGAGAACTCGACCATCTGCAACTTGATCGGCGAATTAGTACCCGTATACCCGGACCACTTAACCCACATCTCCAGCGACATGGTTTGGCCAGGGTTAGCAAGAATCTCGTTGGACCGCAACGCTTTCGTGACACCATTCGCGGTGACCTTCACGCTGCCCGAACTGTCCGCACTATGCGTGACACCGGACTCCCACGTCCAATACGGGTTGTCGGCGATGCTGGCACCGTCCTGGAAGTTACCCGCCACCAACAGGTTCGGCTGCTCATCAGTGATCCAGCTGAACGACAACGCCGGGATCAGGTTCGACAGAATGAATCCGTCACGCCCGAACAGGTTCCCGTTCAGGAAGTCCTTTATGATCTCGATGATGTCGCCGATGATCGGGATGTCATCTACCCAGCCGGTGAGTAGATTCCACAGATCCTCGAGCGCCTGCTCCGGGTCAACATCCAAGCCCAGGAGTTTCTGAATGAGTTCCTTGATCAGGCTTTCGGCGTACTCAATGATTCCATCGATGATTGCCTTCCACATTTCCAGCCCTTGCTGGAAAGCGGTGCCGATATGGAACTCGAGCCCCTGGTTAGGGTCGTTGAACGGCAGCGGGATTCGGTCGAAAGACCGTGGCACTAGGAGCCGTCCTCAGGCTTCAACGGAGAGACAGGGACGATGAGGATTGAGAGCTGCGCACCCGCTTTGTTGAAGGAGTAGAAGCCTGCCATGCCCTCGTTGACGAGGTTCACGTACAGCGTTGACGTTGTGCCGGTGCTGTAGGCCGGGATCATGCCGATCCCGTTGTCGGGGGTAATAGCGGTGTTCGGGGAGCCTGTGGATGAGGCATGCGGGAACAGGGCGGACCAGGAAGACATGTTGCCGGCGCCCTTGGCGATCAACTGCCCACTGGTGGCATTACCTATGCGGACCTCGGAGCCGATGATGAAAGGGTCCGCGTCGAGTTCGATGCCGTTGGCCTTGAAATGCCCGTGCACTACGGGTACGTAGTCGAATGGCATCGGCGGGATGATGAATGAGCCGATCGTCTGCCGTGTGGCTAGACCTGTGAAGTCGGTGAACGCAGACTCGGGGACGGTGTAGAACCGTGTCGCCAAGGGGTTGAAGTCGGCGGGCGCGTAGTCGACACCGTTCCAGGCAATGACCTGTCCCGCGGCGGGCGCGACCGAGTCGTCATAGTCGGTGGCGTCTCGGATGGTGGCGTTATCGCCCTGCGGACCCCGCGGTGCTTTGAGCTTCAGAAGCCATGTCGGGTTGGCGGAGGTGCCCGAAACGATGATCTCCGAGGTCAGACTGGGGTTGTCCGGGTCCAGTAGTTGGACCGTGGGCGTGATGTTCGGCAGCGGTCCCGGGGGGCCTTGTGTGCCCATCTGCTTCTGGACGTAGTGTTCGCCGTCCCACAGGTAGACGATGTTGCCTACCCACCAGGCTTTTCCAATATCGATCGGATCGTCGGTGAGGTTTTGGGGAAGATCGGCGGGGTCGTCGATGCTGGACTGGTACTGCATCTTGACGATGGGGGCGTTCTCACCAGCGGGACCGGCAGGCCCGACGAGGGCGTCCATGGTGACTGCGCCGTCTTGGTCGGCGAGCTCGAATGTGCCTGTGACACCACCGGGCACGTCCATGTCGGAGACGACACCCCAGAAGTGCAGGCGCGCAAGGATCGACCCAAGGTAGGGGGTATCGCCCGGTTCAGCCATTCTCGATTCCCTTCACGAAGTCATCCCCGATGGGTCGCTCATCTTTGATGGCGATGTTCGGAGTCACCCGCCATGCCGGTTCGGCCATTTCGGGTAGGTCGTCATCTGTGTCTTGGTTGCCGTTGAGTCGCTGTATCGCTTTGCGTTTCAGCCACTCCGGTAGGGCGTTGATCTGCGCGAACGTCATGTTCTCGACGCCCTCTAAGGGGTCGTCGGGGGCGTCGATAGGAACCCATTCGATCGCGCCTTCGACTACCCCGGGCGCTTCGACGGCCCGGGGTTTGATGAGGGGTTGCGCCGAGCGCCGCCACCCGCACCTGATCATGTGGTAACCCACAAGCCACACGAAATGCGCTGAGTCCATGCGGTTTCCGTCTTTGTCCTGCGGGTAGTGGCAGTCCGTCAGAAAGTCCTGATAGGCGCTTTCCATCTCCGCTTTCTGCGCGTCCTGGGCCTTCTGTTTCTCCGCATAGACTTGGAGGGCACGCGGAACGTACTTATCTGCAGCCAATTTCGTTCCTTTGCTCAGAACATTGAGTCGGAACCGAAGAAGGTTCCGGCGAGGTTCCAGAAGCCCGCGAGGGTGCGCATAGACTTGGCTACTGGGTCTTCTTCGTCCAAGTCCTGGCCGAGTGAAAGTTCAACCAGTAGTGGCGAGTCAGCGTCGTAGGAGCGGCGAATTGCCGACACTTGGTCGACGTGCAGGACGCTTCCCAGCTGGAACGCGACTCTGTCACCGAGGGTGAAATGCTCATCGGCTATCCAGGGCATCCCGTTGCGGATGCTTGTCTTGAAGCTGACGAAAGCTCTTGTCTTCCAATGCCCGTTGCGCAGATCCAGGATTCCCGCTGACGTGTAGGCGGTTCCTTGACCTTGTTCAAAGTGCTCCAGATACCCCAGGTCGCCCATGAGAAGTACGCGGCGCGGATCGGTGAATCGTTGCCATGCGAACAGCGTGTTATCCAGCTGTCCTTGGTACAGCTCCTCCAAACCGGGTGTTCCGGGCTGCTGGTAAGCGCCCAAACCGTATGAGATAACGGCTGATAGCTGGGACAGCCCGTACTTGATGCCGAATGTTTGGAGTTGATTCAGCCAGGCCGGTGACCGGGAACCTGTCATCACGGTCTTTGCTGTCGATCCCTTCATGGACCGCTTAGCGTCAATGATTCCGGTGTATTCACCCTCGCGGAAAACAACCTTGGGCTTAGCTGGGGCGAATCCCAACCACTTCCTGATCAACGGATCGGTTTTGCCGTCTCCGTCTTCGTCGTACATGTCGGGCGGGACGATGGCGTTGGTGATCAAATCGTCTGCGGTCTCAGCGATTAGACGCAGAGGGCCGTCGATCAAGGTCCCCGTGGGTCCGGTAACCCCGGACTTGTCTTCGAATGCGAAGACCACACAGTTGCGGGTGGGACGTGCAAGCGCATCCCCGAGTGCCCCCAGTTCTGGGTGCGGCGAGGTGTCGTCTTCGGTCAGCCAGGTGTAGGCGCGCAGCATGCAGCCTGCGTCCTGCATCGGTGCCGCAAGGACGGTGTGCAGGTCTTGCCAGCGGGACGACAGGATCGTGGTACGAGACTGGTCGAACAGTGGGTTGACGAATTGAACCTGAATGGGCCACGCCAACGGGTTCAGGCCGCCGATGATGTCCCGAACCCCCAGCCAGGCGCCAGGATTGAAGATGTTCGTGGGGATACTCAAGAGCGGAAAGAACTGGCGAGCCAGGTTCAGGAACATGATGATCGAACCGGCTGTGCGCATGTTCCACGGGAGGAAGAACATCTTCGGGAACTGAATTTCCGGCGGGAGTAGAGGATTGGCGCCACCCAGGATGTGTTTTGCGTGTTCCCGGTTGTGCATCATCTCAAGCTCAACGGTGTGCAACCCATCCTTGTCGCGCACTGCGTTGACGTTCACGATCTTTCCGCCCCAACGGGTTTTCCATGACCGATCAGTGGGGTTCGGATCTAGCGTGAATTGGATATCTTCTTCAGCGCGGCGGTCATAGAGAAGGAACTTTGACAGCCAGTTCGAATGCCTGATGACCACCGTAGCGGTACCTGAGTCCGCCATCACTTCTTCTACAACAACCGACTTTTCGCCCGCTAGGTCGGCGATCGGGCGGTGATGCTTGTCCCAGATCCGCAGCAAAGGCCGCTGCTTGTAGGCATCCCTCATGGCCTTGCGGCGCGCATTGAGGTAGCGGTACGCCACCATGGGGTCGCCAAGGTCTGGGGTGGTCTGCGTCTCGCGGAGCAGCCGGTCCAGGATTCCTTGCAGGCTTGTGAAGTCGGTCAGATCGACCGACCAATCACCTGACACTGCTACGCGAAGCCCTTTGAATAGCGTTGGGGAACAAACATGGTGACCCGCCCGTCAGCGTTGGAGTGGCGCACCTTGACCGCCGCGAGCGTGCGGGGCGGGATCTTGGATGCTTCGGTGAATCGGTCCTCCATACGCCTCCACACCGGCAGGGTGATGGAAAGCAGATCATGTAGAAGGACATCTAGGAGTTGAGAGTTACGCAAGATCCGCATGAACAGCGGGTCCACTGGATCTGTTGTTGCGGTAAGTGTTTGCGCGTTCGGGTCGGTATCTACCATCACGTAGCCGTCCTGCGGGCTCAGCAGCGGCAGCTCGACCCACCGATCACCCTCTTGAATCCAGCATTTACCCGGCGAGGACACCAAGAACTTCGGGTATACGGCGATGTCTCCGCGGTTCGGTACACGAATGGCGCCTTCACCCACATCCAGTCCAGGAATGAACTCGTTGAGCAGGTCTTCAATCTTGTCCCACAGCGTGGAGGTTTCGACATCGTTCTGCCACGTCTTGAACTCTGTGCGCTTAGCGAAATATGGCTGCGTGGCAACGATATTCATGCTCCAGGTCATGAAGTTGTTGCCGAATGCCACCGGGTCGAGTTCCCACGGGTCTTTGGGCTCTTCAGCGAGCCTGACCCGCAGCCACCGCCACCCATGGGTGCGGGTAAACACCCCCAGATATCCGTCTTCGGTGGCCGACCATGAACCCCACCAGCGTTCCTCGATCATCCGATACCGGAACGGGGTGTCAATGACCCTGCTGCTACTACCGCTTATCCAGGGGGCAATATCGGGATTCACGTGAACTCCGATGGAGATCATGCGTTTCTTCCAGTCGGTGCGCTCTGGTTCGGCACCGATCTGGTACGGCCCCTCGGACATGAGAGTTTCGAACGGGGTGTGGAACAACCCGGTGGCGACGGGTGCCATCACAATGCCCTCGCGGCCCTTGTGTGAACCCAAGAGGTTCCAGGTGAACCGCTTCTTGTGGATCGGATGAACGACGCCGATGTAGACGATCTTCGTTTCCACGCCTTGAAGGTGCGGCGGGAGCTGCGTGAAGTCTTCGCCGGTTTCCGGGCCGTGGATCCACGGGTTAGACAGAGCCATCTACTACCCCACTGGTCCGGTTCGTGTTCCGAAGTTCTGCCGCCACTGCTGGTTTTGGGCTGATTGCGACTTCTGCATCGCCTGATCGACGCCAGTTCCTACGGGGGCGTTGAAGTTGATGGACTGGTCGACGTTTGCGCCATTTCCGCTCTGTGCGGGACCCGCGCTGCCGCTGGAGAATGCAGAGCCCATGTCGCCGAAGCCGGTGCCGGGGATTTGAGCACCTGCGATGACGGGGTTGATATCGCCTGGCGCTCCTTGGAGTTGCGCGGCGTCCATGCTGCCGAACGGAGCCGGAATGATTGTCTTGATCGCGTCGACGATTCCGCTCCCGGATCCAGTCATGGCAGATCCGGCGATATTGGCGAACAGCGCCCCGCCCTCACCTAGTAGCGGCTTGCCATCCGAGTTATTGCGCAGGCCGCCAAAGAACTTCAGCAGAGTTGAGCCTGCTTGTACCAATCCCCATTGGGTGGGGTCGGAGAATCCTGGGGGCAGAAGGGATTCTTTGAGTCCGCCGATGCCGATGTCAGCGAGGCCCCCGGCATCCGGCATGATTTCAGCCAGACCCTCGGCGATCTTGGCGTATGGGTTGTTCCCGCCACCGAATCCACCGCCAGACCCGCTTGAACCGAGGGCATTTCGGTCGTCTTTCGCCTGCTGCAGGTCACGCTTGAGCTTGTCGACCATGTCGCGTTTACGCTGCTTGGTCGTCTCTTTCGCCTTAGGATTGGACTCGAGGTCGGCTAGTTCTTGCTCGGTCACGTCCAGGCGGTTGGACAGATCATTGATACGGTCGTCGGCTTCGCGCACCTGCTTCGGGCTGGCACCCGAGGACCCCGCAGCTCCCGATGAGCCCCCGAATCCCAAAGCGGATACTGAGCCTCCCCCGGAGGGGAGGGAAATGCTGCTCGTCGGCAGCCCTACAGCCGCGGCGCCAGCACCCCGGCCCTTGCCTAGCATCACGTGCACGTGATCCATGTGGTTCTGGGTGCTGCTACCCCGGTCGGGCATCTGCTTACCGGAGGTGAGCGAGCCGCCATATCCGTAGCTCTGCTGACGCCAAATGAATCCGTCAAGCCCAAGTGCTGACGCGTTCTTGGCGATGAACGCCGCGACCGCGTCACCCAACGCCTTGCCTTGTGGCGTGTCCCAGCCGGGGATCATGATGTCGATGGCGTTGCCGGAAGAGTGCTCCCCGAAGCCATCTTCAGCCCGTCGGCCGCCAATGTCTTTGATCTGGGGCCACATCTTCATGACCAGTGACCGCAGATAGTCGGCGCCAGGGTTGAGGCCCTGGGCGTATCCGGGGGCACGCATCATGTCGTGCAGGTATGCAGCAGATGGCACCCAACCTGAGTTGAGGGCCGCGACGATGCCCGCGCCGCCGTTCTTCATTCCCTTGGCAGTGACAACACCCTCGCCGTTAGACAGCCACGCCAAGATTGAGTCGCTTGTGCCCGTGCCGGCACCGCGGACCATTCCACCCGCAGCGAAGCCTTGTAGGGATTTACCCCACGAGTTGAGTTTGTCTGCGCCCGGAATCTGGAATCCGAACACCTCAGAAGGAATGGACGCCAGGAACGTTCCCAGCACCTTAAGGGGTGCCTTGATGACCGCTGCTAGTCCCGAGAATGCCGAGGTAACAGCGTCTTTGATCGCGCTTGAAGCGCCAGAGATGCCGGACTTGAGTGCATCCCATCCTGCGGAGAATTTGTCCAGGATGGGTGACACGAAGTTCCAGGCCGCGCTGATCGCGGTCTTGATGCCTTCCCAGGCGGGGGAAATCGCGTTGTTCCACAGCCACAGGGCGCCCTGGCCCAAAAGGTCCATTGCGCGCTTCCAGTTGTCGAACAGGTCGGAGGCGACTTCCCACGCGAGGCCGATAACTTCTTTGATGCCGTTCCAGGCGGGTGTGATGGCGTTGTTCCACAGCCATGTTGCTGCGGCACCAATGACCGTGAATGCGGCCTTCAGGCCCGGGAATACGGTGGTGGATAACCATCCCCAGACCGCGCCGATAACGTTCTTGATGGCCGCCCAGGTGACCTGAACTATCTTGCGGAAAGTCTCGTTTCGGTTGTATAGCAGGACAATTCCAGCCACTAAACCGGCGATCGCGGCGATAATCAGGCCGATCGGGTTCGCTGTGAGTGCAATATTCAACAGCGCCTGCACAGCAGCCCACGCCTTGGTTGCGATTGTGATGGCCAGCATCACTGTCTTGTATGCGGCCAGACCCGCCACCAGGGGGATGAGGAAGTCCTTGAAACGGACGATGAGGTTGACCGCATCGGATAGTCCGCTCACCAACGACGGGCCGACAGCCGACAGGACGTTTCCGAAGGCGGTTCCGATGGTGGACAGCGCAGCTCCGATATTCCCCGCTGCCTGGCTCACGGCAGGGTTCTCGAAAGCGTCCTGCATCTTGTTCGTGAAGCCGGTCAGTCCATCGCCGATGCTTGACAGCGGGCCTTGGATCTTCTCGAACAACGTGATGGCCAGGGTTTCCGCAGCGTTCTTCAGCCGCTCAATGACACCCGGTAGGCCCTGGTTTTGCGCAGCCGCCAGCTTCGACGCTGAGCCTTCCTGGTTCATTGCGTCGCGCATCTTGTCGAATCCTGCTGCGCCGTCCTTGGCCGCCACACCTGCCAGACGTGCGGCATCGGATCCGAACGCGAGGGCGGTGTCCATCGCGTACATTTCGGGCGTCATACGCTTGGACGCGGCCTGCAACTGACCGAACAGCGCCTCCATGCCAACGAAATTGCCCTGCGCATCGAAAGCGCTCACGCCAAGCTCTTGCAGCGCCCCCGAGGCTTGGTCACTCGGGGCAGAGAGCTTCAAAAGCGCCGACTTCAGCAGGGTTCCAGCGTCACTACCCTTAATTCCGTTGTTAGCCAACAGTGCGATACTCGCCGCAGTGTCCTCGAGGGACACCCCCGTCTGTCGAGCGACAGAACCGCCAGCCTGAAGAGCGAACGCGACATCGGTTATCTCTGCCGATGATGCATTAGCGGCATTGGACAGCACATCGGCAGCTTTAGAGGCGTAGTCAGCCTTCAATCCGAATGCCTGTAGCGCATTGGCTTGGATCTCGGCCGCTTGTCCGGCACTCACCTGCGCGGCGGCGGCTAGTTGCAGGGTGCCCTTGGCTGCGGTTATCGACTCATCCACCGAGAAACCGGCCTTGGCCAGCTCCGTCATAGCCTGCGCCGCATCAGCAGCCGAGGTGTTCGATAACGTCATGTCGTTACCGAGAGCCTTGGCGGTGTCACGGAACCGCTGCATCACGTCTGCTGAAGCACCTGTGACACCCGAGAGGGTGTTCATGGTCTTCTCGAAGTCCAAACCCTTGGTGACGATCGCCGAAACACCGCTTGTGGCCAGGTTGGCGGCCTTGGTCATCGCATTGGCGGCCAGGTTTCCTACCGCGGTACCTGCGGCAACAATCCCGGTTGTGCGTAGTGCACTGGAGAACGAGTCGCCAAACCAGCGGCCAGCACGCCCACCTTCACGTCCTGCGGCGTCAGATGAGCCAGAGAGGAGCCTGGATACCTGGTTACGTATCGGCTTGGACGACTTGTCGATCGCGGACTGCGCGTCGGAGGCGCGCTTCTGGGCGCGTGCTACCGCATCCAAATCTTTGGCGAGTTCACTAGCCGCGGCCTGCTGCTTACGCATCGCCGACGCATGCGCCTCGGACAGGGCGGTGAGCTTCGAGCCCTTAGTTCCCGCCTCGCGAGCCTCATTCAGCTTCTCGAGGGCCACCTTGAGCTTGCCTGCGGCGTCAGCTTCTTTGTCGCGAGACTTGGCGACCGTTTCGGAGATCTTTTTAACTTGATCCGCAGCGGTTTTCGCCTCGTCGGCAAGGGCTTTAGCGTAGGCGGAGCCGGTTTTCTTGCCCGCGCCGATTGCCTGCTTCTGGACGTTGTCAAAGAACTTACTGATGCCCCTGTTGACCCCATCGAACCTGACGGTGGCCGACACATATCCCGAAGAAAGTTCAACAGCCATGTGTCACCTCCTAATTTCCGAACAGGTTTCGCAGTTTCTTCTCGCGCCGCTCTTCACTCGAAAGGCCAAGTAGCTCTTTGACCTTCGAGAGGGGCGCGGCTTTGACTTTCAGACCGGGGCGTGACTGCTGATCGCCCATATCCGGGCCGATTGGCACCGGACGGTTCCGGTTACGGTGTCCATCCTTGGTTTTCGCCCACACCAGCCAGCGCAGCGCGTTAGCGATAATCGCCAGAAGGCGGGTGGTGAGAGTCCAGCCCGCATACTTCGGGTTCCTGGACTTCCACAGGGCGCTTGTCTCTTCCGGGTGATTGACATACACCCATAGATCGCGCCAGTTGAATTCGTCAGACGGGCAGTCACGTAGGCGTAGCCCGTCTTTGATGAGGTCGTATTCTAGTGCGGTGCCATGCTTCTCGATGAGGTCGAGAAGCGCGACTATTCCCCCACTGTTACCTGTCCGGCCTCCTGCCAGGCGGTGAACAAGTCTTCCACCTCAGTTAGGGGCAGCTCGTCGAACACCGCGAGATCGGCTTCCGAGACCGCGCCCCACTCTATGATTTCCCACATACCCTGCTCAGGGTTCTTGCGGTTACGCCGAATAACACCAGATGGAACGGACCCGAAGGGTTTGAGGTTGATCTTCTTCTCAACGCCTTCGATTTCCACGGTGTGGACGTAGGGTGTCGCGTTTTTTGCAGCCATGAGCGCCCTTTCAAGGGGTTTGTGTGCAGCCGTGGCGCTTGGAGAGCGGCGGGGCCGCGCTCGGCTGCAGGGGAATTCGGCCCCGCCGCGTCTATTAGGAGCCCGCGATCCGTCCGTCGTCGGTGTACGTGGTGACGTACTCACCGGTGGACGACTCGAATACCTTGAGCTCAACTTCGTATTCGATGGTGTCCTTGCTGGCCAAGGTCACATCACCAACGGAGATGACCTGTCCGTCGGCGACGCAGTTGCGGTACTTCGCGGACAGCTCCGAGTCGATGGTGTCGAACACCCACGTCTGGTGCGGCAGCTTCTTGCTGGTCTTGCGGACCTTCACCTGGGTGCCGTGAGTACCATCAGCGGGGGTAACGGTGACATTTGATGCACCGTAGATCGCCTTCAGGACATCGGCATTCAGCGATTCCAGGAGCACGAACTTGAACGAGTGGTTGTACTCGGTCTGCAGCACCTTGACGATGCGGCCACCCATGTCTTTCTTCTCATCGGTGGACCGCTCCGATGTCTCAGTGATACCGTCCTCGCCGACATACCCGAGACCGACGAACGCGGCGTCAAGTACTCCGTCGACACTGGTTGGGAGGGTAGTTCCTAGCGGGGCGACGAACGCGGCCCCAGCGGCGGACGGCTCTGCGGCGAAAACGTTGCCGACTTCTTCAGCCATGATGTGCCCCTTTCAGAAGCAGATCGGTGCAGCCGAGCCTTTGAAAGGGTGTATTTAGTTGTAAATTCAGGGATTTAAACGCATTACTACATCGACGGTCATCACGAACCGTCGCGTTTCGCTTTCGATATCATCGCGGCGGGCCGGTTCCCCTGCGATGTCTACAGCGTGCACTCCGCGGCCTTTACCGGGCAGTTTGAGGATCCATTCACGCGTCTGCTCGATCAGGTTGTAGGCGTCCAGTTCGTTGGCGCCCCATGAGTAGATGATCAAGCGGCGCCGTGCCAGCACGCGGGCTTTGGTTCCCGAATATCCGCTAGAGATTGGCGCCGAATCGATCGTGATCAGCTGCGCTGGGCGCGTTTTAGGCACATCCGTCGCGACCCGAACCGGCATGTTTTCGCTTAGCCAGTCCTTGACCACTTGGGCGTGGTAGGCGAACATCAGCCAGCCTCGCCGAAGTTGTGTAGCAGTGCGTCGTGCTTGTGGTCGTACCGGATGGCCTCTGCCGTTGCAGCGATGGCGGTGGCCCGGTAGTCGCGCTTATCCAAAGGATCATCGCCTTCTACCGAGACGCGGAAACCGTCTCCCAGTCCCGCTTCTTGGTTACAGGCGTCAGCGACCCGCTGCATCATAGGAACGCACACCTTTTCGACGATTTCCTTCGTCAATTCGCTCTGCGCCTTGCGATTCAGCCTGAACTGGGCCACTATCCGGTCACCCTTTTCAGCTCGACAATGACTCCTGGCTTCCATCCGTGGAATCCACCGTCGTTGTCCCGAGTGCCAACAACCTCGTACAGGAGGCCATTCACCACAAACTGGTCAACGAGGTCCACTTGCATGGATGGCATGGCTAGATCCATCTCAGCCTCATCGCGCGAGGTGTGCCCGTCCGTGTCCTCGCTCCTATGGGGCTGAAAGGCGATTGCCTTCATGGCCTCAGGTGTGCCAAATGATGGGATATCGTTACCCAACGAGTCCTGTGTCACTCCTGTAAAAGGAATGTGCACCACAGGATGTGGAGTCGGAAACCTCACCTAAGTCCCATACCGCTCGGAACTCATCGGCATTGACGTAAAGCCGCTATGAAGTGGGCGCAGCATCATTCGATCTTGCTTAGACAGCCAGAGGCTTGATCGGCCACCGCCGAAACGGCTAGTCGCTGAGAAGTCCAGGGAGCTAAGCGTGAGAGATTCTGCACCTTCAGGGACATCCGTCGGGCTAGTTAGTGCTCGCGCCGCAACCCGGGAAACAACAAGTCGCACTACGTCCGGGACCTGGTCGGCATCCGTATAAGTGACGCCGAGATATCCCTCGACGAGCGCGGATGACTCTTCAAGAATTCCCGGAAGGAGCGCTTCCTCTGCGCCTGTTAAGTCCCGCCCTAGACGGGATTCAACATCGGATTGCGACGCGAGCAGCATGTACTAGCTTCCGTCCGGGATAACGGCCGCGACGGGGACCTTGTTGGCGCCCATTGAGGTTGCGGCAGTGCCCAGAACGTAGGCGTAGCGTGCCTTGAAGCGCAGCGCCACCATGTCGCGTTCTGCGAGGTTGATCGACCCGACGGTGGCCTGGTCGAGCAGCTTGACGGCGATGTCCTGACGCACGCCGATCTTGACTCGTGACGAGTCGACGATCACAGCCGACGCACTGTCTGCGTCCCATGCACCGTTGCGGTTGAAGTAGGTGCGGAACCCGTTGAATGACTCGTCCCGGAAGATGGGGAAGCCGTTGGCATCACGCAGGTTGGCGACCTGGTAGCGCAGGGCCAGGGACGACACGAGGGTGTCGGGCTGCCATCCGGCCAGTGCGATGGCTTCAGCCGCCTTGTTCGATGCGCCCACAAGGTCGTTGGCATTGGCCGTGCCGTCTGTCACCGCGAAGGTCTGGCTCGCGGACACTGCCGCGGGAAGCAGCGCGGGCGAAACCCAAGAGGCGGGCTTGTCGGTTCCGAAGAACACTGCTTCATCCAGCTTCTTGCCGATGGCCTGGCCAGCCAGGCGCGCAATCTCGCCGAGGACGTTCTCGGTAGCATCGTCGATCACGTTCTCGTGAACCGGGATAATTACGGCGATTTCCTCGGCAACCAGCGTGCGGTCAGCCCACGTGACCTCGGACTGCGGCTTGACGCCCGAAGAGTCGGTAGCCGACTCACCGACCCAGTCCGCTTCTGGCAGGGTTGCCAGAACCGGCAGGTGGGTGAGCTTGGTGCCCATGTTGACAGTGCTGAACGCAGCGAGAGCAGTGGATGCCTCGGTCGAAGCGTTCAAAAGGTCCGAGGCGTACGCCTCTTGAATGAGGGTAGCGACCTCGGCGCGAGAGATGTCAGCCATCTCAGCCTCCTAATTTGTTGTACTTCCGCCGAGGTCGTTCCTCGCGCGGGAGATTGCTAGTTCCCCGCACGCATGCGCCGCAGCTGTTCTGCGGCATGAGCTTTCGGGGAAAGTGCGGTACCGCCGTTCGCGGCTGCACCAGACTTGAGGCCACCACCGGAGGTGGCCGTTGTAACCTTCTTGGGTGGGGGCGCATTCTTATCTCGCCAGGCGATGAGTTCGTCTGCACCTGCCTCGAGTTCTTCTCGCGTGCGTCCGATTAGGGATGACGCCGGGACACCCTTTTCAGATGCGACCGCGGCTCGCAGCGACTCGAGTTCAGCTTTTTCCGCACGCTTCTCCGCTGCATCGGCCCGTTCGGACAGTTTTTGCAGCTCGCTCTTGTTGGCGGCCTCGATTTCGTCGAGTTTGGCCGCCTTGGCTTTTAGTGCGTCGTAGTCGGAGAATTTCGCTCGCTCGCGCCCTAGTCGTTGCGCTAGGCGCTTGTCGAATTCTTCTTGATTGGTTATTGGGTCGAACTTTGACTCAGGCTCACGCCCCTCGCCCTCTTGGGACTCGGGAGTAATGCCTGATTCGTGTTCCTCCACTGCTTCACCCATAGGGGTGCCTCCGTTTATGCTCGTCAGCGACCGACCGTTGAGCGCTGGTCGTGGGCGCCTTCATCACTGCTGCGATGGAAGTTCTTGTGTGGGCGGCGGTACGGGATGTTGTTCGTTCTGCCGACCTTCTTGCATGGCTTTAGATATCGCCTGGATCTGCTGCTGGGTGAATCCCGGAACCGATGTGAGCATCAGTTCAATGGGTATGCCAGTTGAAGCAAGTTTCACGATTCCATCAACCACGGTTGCGAAGGAACGCGCCTCCGTATCGCGCCAAACTACTTCTGCCGCTGAGTCATCGGCTGTCTGCGCATCACCATCCATTGATGCGGCGATTCTGAATACTTGTTCCCATGACTCTCCGAAGGAGTCGCGCTTGGCAGACAGCTTGCGCTGCATGGTCGCTTCCGCTGCTGCCAGAGCATCGGCGGATACGTTGATCATCTTTCCCGTTACTTGAGACGGGGAGATCCCCGCTGTCATCGCGACATGCTCAACCATCGATGCAAGGAGACTGTTGTAGCCGTCCATCGATGCAGCTGGGAAACTCTTGGCGTCGACACCCTCATCTTCAAAGGCCCAGACACGCATTCCCGAAGCTTTGAGTACTTCCTCTTTAGTTCCGGCCCATCCTGTGATTACCTTCTGCGGGAAGGCGCCGAAACGGCTGACGATCAGCCGGTCGAAGTTGACGTTGTTGATCGTCTGCTGTGCCTGAATGAGCGGTGCAACCTCGCCCACAATCCAATCGTCGGCATCCCGGTTATTGACGAACCGCACAACAGGACACACCGGCTGCCCCTCGAGGGTGCCACCGTGTTCGATCGGATCCTCGACCTCACGGATAGACAGTGGCAACAAGGCCAAGTCGGGAGTTAGTTGGCCGGCGGTGAGTTCCCCTAGATCGAGCTGGTAAGTGTGGGTGCTATCAATGAGGAGCCCGCGGCGGTGGGGCTTTGCGTCACGCTGAGTAACCCAGGTTTCGAGCGCGTATTGCGGGCAGGCGTCTAGTGTCGGGTCGTCATATACAGCTAACAGCTGACGCGGGGACCTCGGATGAAATACCGGCCCTGCATCTCCTGGAAGCACAGTGACGTAGCCGGATCCATATGTCAGTGCCGGACCATAGACTTCGGCTTGCCGCGCATCCATTCGGTTGCGCTGCCACATCTTCCAGGCTGGGTCATTTTCTTCGGCGGTAGCCTCGCGGTATCCCACCACCGAGAGGTTCTGAGCATACGAATCCCTGACAACACCCAGGACATTCATCACCGATAGCTTGGCCAGCTCTTCGAGTTCGTCGCCAGCGCCCTCGGGCACCGTTGGACGGCCACGAAGCCCCTTGACGTACCCGTAGATTCGGTCCAGCCAGCCGAGTTCTTGCAGCTGTAGCGTCCACATGTCGGAGACCAGTTTCTTGATCTGCTGCTCATCAAGCATGCTGCACCTCCTTACGCGAATGTGGCACGGCCGGTTTTCTTCTTGCGGCGCTTGCCGCTATTGAGGACCACTCGAGCGCCCATAATGGCGCCGACCATGCAGACGGCTAGATCGATCAGATTGTTGGAGTCTCTGGTCACTTTTGACAGTGAGACGCCCCATTGATTTGGCCGCTCCTTGGCGGCGTACACGTGGGTCATGAGATGGGGGTTTCCGTCGTGACGGAAGTCGCCGGCTAGCCCTTCTTCATCGATCCACCGCCGAACCATTTCGGCCGCTTCGGTGAACATTTGGTTCCTAGCCATGGCGCCTGGTTGCGCCATTCTCATGTCAAATAGCACGCAGTTGCCGCGCGCATCCCCTGGTGTCGCCCACACCGGCAGCTTGTTGCGCAGGTCTTGATGCAGCCGATCGATCATGGGCTGCCAGTAAAGCGCCTCGGTGTCGTCATCCTCGGCGGGCGAAGGGTCGATGCCGATCCATTGAACATCGAACCGGTCGATGGCCGCCCGTATCTGCGCCTCGACCTCACCCCTCGGCGCTAGCCACCGCTGCTTTGTTTGATCCCACCCCTTTGGCTTCTGCCACACGCATTTATCCCCGGGCGCGAAGGCGTACATGTCATCCAACCGGCACGCATAGAGCCCTGTTGCGTCATGCGATTTCGAGCAGTCGACGAACAGTGCAATCTGATCACCGTCGTTGACAACCTTCTGTTCAGCTAGCGCCGCGAAGCAGTCTGGCTGTATCCAGGCGTCCTCTTCGGTGGCCAACCCGTTGAGGTAGAAGCGGATTGAGTCGGCCACTGACGTTCGATCATCGGCCATCTCATCAGATTTCCGCTGAATGTCGTTCCAGTCAGCATCGAGATAAGCCTGGTTTAGCCCCCGGAACCTACCCGGTTCGGTGAGGATGTCGAAGGGGGGCGCAGCTTCGATTGAGTGGTAGAGGATGTCGCGCTTGCCGCGGTATCCGGGAGCCTGCTGCTTCTGCCAGGCTTTGAATGCCTTTTCGCCCTCAGTGTCACTGCCCTGACGGTGAGCGTTGGTGTACTCGCACATGCGTGCCTGGATGTAAGACGGCGACTTTCCGACATTCCTTCGAGCCATGCTGGCAACGCGAGTGCCACCATTTGACTTCGACATGTGGTGGGTCTCATTGAGAGCAACGAACGTAGCTGGGTCACCTTCGCCGGATTCCTCCGCGGAAGGGGGGATCTCGAAGCGCCCACCATTTCCCTTGAGGACTGTTCTCGTTTCGCCACAGTCAAGCCCGTAGTATTCGCGCGCCGCAGCACCCCACATCGCATTGGCGACCCGCAGAACGTCTTTGGACTGCTCTTGCGAGTTGGACATGACCTGCACGAGGGGGAATCCACGTTGGCGGCCAATTGGTCTGCCAGTCTTCTCATCCCAGTCGTAAAGCTCCACCGGTCCCAATAGCTCGCTGTTGCACATACCCGCGGCCATCGGGTCCTTGCCGGTGCCCTTGGCGCCGCGCACTATCCCTGACCGATGGGAGAAGCGGCCATCGGAATCGACGTGATACCAGAGGATCAGGAACCTGCGTTGAAAACGAGTCCAGCGCCACGGGGTTCCAAATTGATAGTGGATCAAACCGGGTTCTTCGGTGCGCCCCTCGGACCAGTCAATGATTGCCGGCCCCAGACTGCTGCGCGCCAACGCTTCCCGCTCGTCTGGGTCATCTGGCCATGGGAGGGTCAGCCACGCGCCCGTCTCTGGGTCGACTCGATATCCAGGAAGTAGTAGCTCAGAGGTCCCGGTAGTCTGCAATGTTCGTCACCCCGGCATCCGAGTCGCCTACCGTAGTTGGCGCCTCGATGTACCGGATCCGTAGGTCGCGTAGGTAGTCGAGAGTTGTTCCAAGCACCTTCTCCCGGTTTCGGAGCTCGGTGGCATGCCGCGTCTCCCCCTCATGCACCAGCGCGGCTAGCTCTATGGAGTCGAGCGCGAAGTCCCATTCCGCAGGCCCCCACAGCTTGCAATGTGGCATCGCCCGCCACGCATTCCACTTCTGCTTCGTGCGATCCGGCCAACGACGACCATCGGCACGAAAGTCGGGTAGATCCTGGCCGCCCTCAAACGGCACATTCAGTACCTCGGTCCAATCATGTGTCGGCTTGTGGCGATTCACCGCCTGGCCAGCGGGCTTCGCCTTACGACCCGCTACAGGCATACGAAACTCCTAAGTGAAAACGGTTTGCATTTCACACAGACAGGCAGACGAGTGGCTGGCCGATGTCCGTGTGCTGGTCGAGGGGGTCATCCCCCCAGGGTGTCGCTTGGGTGTATTGGTGGTCTGCGTCGTCCTGGGTGGTGACGTAGGGTCTCGGTGGTCTTTTGTCTGTGGTGGTCGTGACATAGGGCTTGTAGGCGTTCTGGGTTGTCTCCTAGGGCCTTGCCGTCTATGTGATCGACCTCGGTGGCGGTCCGTGTGCATCCTGGCCATTGGCATATGTGGTCTGCTCGCTCTAGTGCTTGCGCTCTGGTCTTGCGCCATGCCCTTGTGCTGCCGCCGCGCCATGCCTTACTGGGCAGTGGATGCTCCGCCTCGTGAGCAGACTAGGACGGGCATCAGCAGTACTCCAGCTCTGTTGTAGGTCCAGCCCATTGGGTGCGTGTGCCTGTGCGGTGGGCTTTGCGTGGGGCGTTTCGTGTGGGTCGCTTGGAGATCAAGGTGTCTGCGTCTTCGTGGTCTGCGAGGCTTGGCCATGTGTAGGCGATGTGGTGCTCTTGGTCTCTGGCCCATGTGGTGATGGCGTCATCGATAGGCATCTCGGGTAGAGCCTCGAGAAGATCAGGTACCAGGTTGGTGCGGATGCAATACCCAACTGCGTGAAGTAGATGCTCCGATACCAGCCATGGTGAATCAGTTTGGTCGGCTTGGGTTGTGGCGCGTTGTATGCCGCGCTGCCATAGACGCGGATAGTTGGTCCCCAGATACAGGGACACGATGTCGCAAGGGGCCGCGGTGAGAGCTTTATCGAGCTGTGCGCGGAAGTCATCTACCGGCTGAGCGTCATCCTCTAGGACAACAACCCACTCAGTAGGGCTAGTGGATAGCCACTCAAGTACATGGCGATGGTTTCCGTTGCAGCCCTTAGACCCGTTGTCTAACGACAGGAACGCCGCACCAGTAGCTTCCACCAGTTCATGTGCAGCAGCGGCTCGCTTGTTGTGGGCAACTATGCCGATGCGGCAGGTCAAGCGCGAACCCACCAGAGCTCTACCGGCCTGTTGAGATGCTCTTTCCGATCAGTACCATTTGGCTGCGAATCCAGTTGAACGACGTTACGCAGAACTTGCCTAGGCGCGTCTTGGTGTAGAAGCGCCTGACTGGAGGGGTATCGGCGACCCACATGCCTACAATCATTGTCCAACAGGTGATTAGGATGGGCCATTGCATACGTCCATGTTAGTTGTGGCGGCAGCAATCAGCGGTGTCTGGCGAGTCAGAGGGGTAGGCGCTCAACCGAAGATAAGCGCAGTGTGGTGGCGCTTGTGGCGGCGGCGAACCGGAAGGGTTCGATGCGCTGGTTGGTCTTGCGGTTGTAGACCACGTTCGTGAAGTCCACCCGATACGTCAGCTCAGGCAGCGGCCCGATGGCTTCGGTGTTGGCGAGCAGCTTCACACCCGGTGTGGAATCGAGAGTCTTCAGCACACCGTCTTCCTCGATTCGGCCGATGATCGGCTCCAAACGCACCGTGGTCGGGATATCAGAGATGGTGGCCAGCACTTCCTTCACCGACGGAGTGAAAGTGACAGTGCCGGAAATCATCTTCAGATCCGGCTCGCTACCCTCATCGGACCCGTCAGAGACGATGGCCTGATAGGTGTCGGCCACAGTGAAGTACACGAAGGCTGCCATTAACCGTTCTCCCTTCGCATCTCATCAGCGAGGTCTTCTAGACGCTTATGTTCATCGGCCATCGCTTTAGCGCGGTCACCGACAGGATCGAAAGGCGGGGTGCGCCACCCACAGGAGCAGGCACCGCCCTTGCGGGTCTTCCCGCCTGGGAGCATCTGCTCAAACGTTCCGACGATGTGGGAGTTCACCCACTCCGCCAAGGTGTACTGGGTGCCGTCAGGGCCGGTGATGAGATGGTCGGCCATCACACACCCCCTGCGGTGAGTTCGCGGATACGTTCAGGTGTTGTTGCCTGCCGGTACAGCTGGTAGCGGGCCTTGTTGCGTTCAGTGGCGGCACGATCGGCGTCGGTCAAATGATCGCCGCTGGCGCCGGGCAGGTGGTACAGGTGATATCCGGGGCCATCTATGAAGCGGGTTGGGCCGCAGCACACCTCAAACGCTCGGCACATCGCGTCATCGTCATACCAAGCACCATCAAACGACTCGTCGTACTGACCGATGAGTGAGAGGGATTCTCGGGAGACGACATTGACGGCGCCGATCGACTGACGGTCGCCGCGAACCTGGGTGGCCCGCGCCTCGTGTGGTGCGAGGGTGTGGTCACGCACCCATGCGGAGTCGTCCTCGGTGATCGCCATGAAACGCGAGAAAGGTACGACCAGGCCGGGAGCAGAAACGGCCTGGTCGCATGCCCGAAGGATCCGATCGGCATCCACCAATAGATCAGATTCGCTGTACACCAACACATCAGCATCGGTATACGACGCACCCCGGTTGTATGCGGCGGAACGATTGAACGACTCGTAACCGCAGCGGCCATCATCCACCACGGTCACGGTCGCGCCCTGAGTGATGCGGAAGTCTCTCCAGTGCTCCAACACTCGAACAAGGTTGGCGGGACGGTTGGGGTCCTTACCGCGGTCCCGGAACGGGATGATCACGGCGGTGTTCACAGGTACTCCCCCGCGACCTTCGCGTACCCAGCGCGCAGTAGGTCCCATGTCTCATCGGGGAGCTGCTGCGGTCCAAACGACAGGTGCGACACCACAAACCCTCTATGGATGACTCGGGGCTGCATATTGGCTGCACCTTCGTCACCGATCTTGAATCCGTGGGGCCAATCCCTGCCGGCGATATGAGCCGGCGACGGGGTGTCCAGTAGGCCCGCTATACGTTTCAAGGTGGGGTGGTCGAGTCCGATGCAGTTGATCGACAACCAATCCGTCGTCGGGATGACCTGGTTGGGCTGGCCGGTCACATCCCGCCAGTGGGTGAGGAAGTGTATGTGTGACATGTGGGCGTAGTCGCCGGACATGTGCACATCCAACAAGGGGATGTTCAGGTTCTCGAAGCCGCGCCAGATCAGCGGCTCCAACCATGTTGAGGCGCCGTTGTTCACGGTCAGCGCGGATACGACGCAGCCGCGATATTCGTCTATCGCCTCGAGGTATTCGCCGAAGCGTGCGGTTTCAAAGAACACGTCATCGTCGTCGACCTTGACGAACAAACAGTCTCGGTATTCGGGTTGGGCGTAGTGCCACCACACCTTGTTGAAACCGGTCCAGTGGCATCCGCCGTGGAAGTCGTTGCGGACGGTGATCCGCTCCCCTGTGATGGTTTGCAGATACTCCGCGTCCTTGGGGTCGCGGGCGAGGTTCCAGATGTCGTATTCGACGTTCGGATGCTCAGCCAGGATGCGCTTGATGTACGGGACTTGAAGTTCCATGTTGGCTTCGCGGCCCGCGAACACGAAGAGGATGACTCGCAACACAACTCCCTAGGTGATCCGAATCGCCCAAGCCTCATGCGAATGCCCAACCACACACCAGTTGATGCCGGTGCGGTCGGCGTATTCGCGCCAGGCTTTCATCTCGTGGTCTTCGCAGCCGTCGTAGCTGTGCCATTCGTCAAACACGACATAAGTTCCAGGCTTAAGCGGTAGGTGCTCCAAAGCTGTTGCCGTGGACGAGTAAAGGTCACAGTCGATATGCACCAAACCACACTCAGGGAACGTGAACCCTGGCAGGGTGTCGGCGTACCGGCCTATCACTAGGCGAGTGTTGTTGATGGCCGGTGGTTTATGCGCGAACGACCCCTTAGGGAAACCGTCGCGCCAATCCTCGGGTAAACCGGTGAAGCTGTCGAACCCGATCACCGGCATATGCTCGGCGATGATGCGGGTCGATTCGCCTTTACCTACCCCAAACTCCAAAGCCACACCGGAAGGTCTTAGGCCGACCACATGCCGCAGCAGCGAATAGTGCTCCACGGGTGGGAAGTACGGTCCTAACTGGTAGTCCTGGACGCCTTCGCCTTCCCGGTAGGGAAAGTACGGCCATGTTGGGTGCTTGTGGCCCCAACGGTTTCCGTTCGCCTCGCACATCCGGGCACGCTCGGGAAGCTCAAACCGGGAAGAACCCGTGCGGTTTCCTTCGGCTTTGTCACGGGAGTAGATCAGGTTGTGTGATCCGCGGACATCGGCGAACGGCCATCGCGTCAACCCTGCGTCGTGGATTCTCTGTGACCAGTCGACGTGTTCGCCGCCGTGCGCCCCATATCCGGTGTCCATGCCGCCCACCGTGTCGATCACTCGACGTTCGGCGTACAGGAGAACTCCACGGGGGAATCCGATAGCGAAATGCTGCTCGTCCTGGTAGGTGACGCTGTGTCGGCCACCGCTGGGCCACTGGAACGACAAATGCGGTTCCGGCGACTCAACGTAGGGCTTCCACCATTCGTCTACGGTGGGCCACACATCATCGTCGGCGAGAAACAGGTGGTCGCACCCCAAGTCCATGAGCTCGGCGATGCAACGGTTCTTCGCCACCGCTATCCCCATGGGTAATGGATGGCGAAAAACACTCACGCTAGGCACTCGATGCACCGGGATACCCCGCCAGCCCTCCAGGCACAGCGGCTCGTCGCTGCCGTCGTCCACAACAACAATCGGCACATCAGCCGACGTGTGCTCGATCCAATGCGTCAATGCGTTGAGGAGAACATCTCGGCGGTTGTGGGTGGTGATCGCTACCCCGAGCACTAATCCTCCACGTCGCAATGCGGGCAGCAGTCGTACCGGAGACGGCGCCCGCAGTACTCGCAGTGCTGCACGGCCATCTGATCTCCCGTTTCGCCTGTACCCGTCAGGGTGGAGGTCTACGATCCGCCAATGATCAAGATCGCAGCTGCAGCCGCCGTAGCGGCCAGCATTGTTTTCGCGCCCGCGGCGTACGCGGACGATGATTCTTACCTGGACGAACTGTCCGGGCAGGGCTTCCAAGTGATGTGGCAGTCCCGGCCGTTCCTACTGGCTGCCGGGAACGGCATGTGTAACGACTTGCGCAACGGGGAAACCCCGGAGCAAGTCGCCTCGCACTCCAACTATCCGAACGCGACACCAGCCAATCTGCTGGCTATGGCGCGATCGGCGAAACGGAACCTATGCCCCTAGGTTCACGATCCAGTAGCTCATCCATGCGGCTGTAGGCCACAAGCTCGGCATCAACATCACCCTCAGTACGGGCTATACGTAACCGCTGCAACGCTTCTAAAATGCGGAGCTGGTTAGCGGTCAGGGCCATGGCCGTAGGACTACCACGCTGTCGATGTGGATACGTCGTGCGCGCTCACGCCCATTCAAAATCTGTAGCGATTCGTTCCGCCCGCCGATGTAAGGAACGGGCAGCGGGCTCAGCTCCGGGTACTCGCCCAACGGTTGACCATCAAGCATGATTGCCTCCCAAAGGGATTCAGCTAGGATGGGAGATGGGACAGGGCTGTATGACAGTCACAGCAGCGCGTGAACACCTCGCCGGTTAGCCGCCCCACTTCCGTGTAGGACTTGCCTGTGTGTGGACATCCAATGAAGGCTTCCCACTCTTCCGGCGAGGCCTCAAGTAGGAAACCAAATTCGTCGCTCATACCTCAATTATCCCGTGTTTCAACGGGATCAGCGGTGCATAGCGCAGCTATTGCAGCGTCTGCGAGTTTCCCGAAAATCCCCGGAGGAAGCTCGCCGTCTATCAGGTTGATGCTTGGATCGAAATACCCAAACGGTTCATCCCACTCTTTGAAAGCTGCCCAGAAGGCGTCGTGCAAAGCGGATGTCAGTCGGTTCCGCTGGTCGCTCATCCCGAATTCCGTACGTCTTCTATCGATGTGGGACCGAACATGCGGCGACGCTCAGTGGGCTCAACCCTGATCTTCTCAATCATCGCCTCGATGTAAACCCGCTCATACGTTGCGATAGCACGGCTTAACTCTTCATCCGATGTATCAGAAGGATCGAAAGAGAGGCCGAGTTCACGTGCCCGGTCTATATGGGCTTGGGATGGTTCAGTCATGGCTCGCCTCGATGGCGGGCTGGTCTATCTCGGCGTCGATTGTCGGCTTCCATGGCGGATTGAACGACAAGTAGGCGACGGGCTGCTGCGGGTCGCAGCGGTCGAAGCTGTATTCCGGTTCATGCCAGGTAGTCGGCCAGAGGTCCGGCCTTGATGACCACTCCCGCTCGCGGCAGTACATCTCAGCCGACACTACTCCGACCTCGTAGTCACCAGGAGGTTCATCTGTCATTTGCATAACCACCGGCAGGCTAGGGTTCAGCTTGGACAACTGCATGATCAGCTCACCGACGTTCATCCCTCAATTTTACGGCGCTACAGCGTAAGTCGCGGTGTCTACAACCGTCTCCGGTACGGCTCGTAGAAACCCTCGGGCTTGTCCAGCTGGAACATTTTCGGGGGCAGCCACAACGTCATCGTCACCGACGACATTTCGTTCTCCGAGCAGGCTTCAACCTGCACTACTGCTATCCAGTGCAGATCGTGGGTGCGTATCCAGGCGATCTGGTGGCCGCGCATCCAAGCCTCTAGGCGTAAACCCTCTGCCCTGAGGGTGATGTTGCGGTTCTTGACTAATCCGCCGACACAGCCGGGTAGGGCTTGGTTCATGTCGACGTAGACGGTTCGGTACAGCTTTTTGAGCGTGGGGAAGCGAGGGTTGCTAGACCACCGCTCGAACACCTGTTCGATAGTAGAACAGGGGGGCTACAGGGGCAAGTCCGTCAGTGGTCAGCGAGAAACGCCTCGATGTCGGTGATCATCTGCTGCTCAGTCAAGTAACCGCCGTAGCAGCGGACTCCTTCGATCATTCGAGACGAGAACGCAAACAGCGCCACATCGTCGTTAGGCGGCGTAGGCGTCGGCGGCCTACCTATGTCGTCGTCCACAACTTCGATTATCCGCCGATTTGGACGGACTCGCGGTGTCTAGCGTCGCCCGAACAGGCTGCCGAGAATGTCGATCGGGTTGGCTGCTTTGACCACTCCCCTGATCTCTGAACCGAGCTGGCCTAGTTCAGCTTCCGCGCTACCGGCGATACCGTCAGCGGACGTCTGCACCACACCGACAACGCGGTCAACGCCGTCGCGGGCGATGTCCAGCAGGCCGTCCATGAACTTCGGAACCGTGTCGTCAGGGATCTTCCTGTTCGCTATGCGCTCACACATGGCCACGAGTAGAGGGGCCATGGCGCCAGCTAGTGCTGCGAAGAATCGATCAAGCATCACGCCTCGCTTGGACGGCCTGTTGCAGTTGGTCTAGCGCAGTGCGGATTTCTGCGTGGCGGGCTTCCCGGCGCTCGTTGTAGTCGTTGATCACCTTGTTGTAGCGGTCAATGAAACGGTTCAGTAGCCACAACAGGACTCGCGGACCCAACCAAATGATCAGCATCAGTGCCAGCGTCGCGACTATCGCCGACGCAAAGAAGGTGTTCACTCGGACGCTCCAGAATCTTGCGGCACTCTCACGATCACCTGTTCTGTCCAGCTTGTTGGGTCGTTCTCGGGATCTACTCGACACCCTGTAGAGCAGGGGGCGTAGCGGATACGGCCACAGGGGATGCAGCAGCGGACACGAGACAGAGGCATAGGAACCTCCGTTTGGACATAGAAAAGACCCCCGCCTAGCAAGAGACGGGGGTTGGGAATTTGAAGTTTTGGGTCTGACGCACATAAGCGCCACTGGCGTCAGTCTACATCCGTTGTCGCACCGGTTTGTCAATAGAGCGTGGCGTGTTGCCTTTAATTGGACCAACGTTCCACAAAAACGCCCATCAGTGGTGCGATGACGAACCACGCAACAGGCCACATGACGGGCCACGCCCAGATTGGTACGCCCACTACAGGCCAGAGAGCTGTGCCTATCACAAGGAGTATGGCGAAAACCGCAAGGCCCTTGAGGCGAAAAGGAAAGGCTAGGTTTACTTTTGTATTCATCTCAACTCCCTAAGCGTTCGATAGTTGGCTGACTCTTTGTGGCGAAACATCCAAAAGTGCAGCCGAGTCGCGCACGGGCACTTGGGCTTCAGTGAGTGCGCGGGCGAGTGCGGTGAGATCCTCCAAGGCCGCTGCCGCAGCCGCTTCCGCGGCTGTGCGTTCGGCCACGATCTTGCGAGCACGAGGTGCTACGTCGCCGAGATCGCCAACTTTGACCTTGGCGATCTTCACTGCCACTTCGCTTATGGGCGTGTTTGTGTCAACGGCGATGAAGCTGCGTGCCATGTCTTCAATCTCGCTGATGCGGCGAGCTTGGGTGAGTCCGTCGATTTCGGGGATCTCTACCATCCACCACTTGCCGTCGCGGACGACGTTGATGTTGTAGGTCTTCATCCCTATCCCTCCTCGGATTCCTTGATTGCCTGGTTCACCTTGCGGACAAGGCCGGGGCTGGTCGTCCGGTGACCGTCGGCGATGGTGATACGTGCGCCGGATGGGTGCACCCATGTGGAGTGGCTGCCGTCGGTGCGGTCCTTGACGAAGCCAGCGTCCTTGAGGCGCTTGACCGTCTTGCGTGCGGGTTCTTCACTGACCATGACTTTAGTCTAGTTCGTAGACTATTTCTAGTCAAGTGGTTAGACAAAAAAGATTGCAGGTCGGAGGGTGGGTTCGTGTGATGAGGTAACGGCGCTTACGAGTTGCCGGGCGTAAGCCCCATCTTCAGTAGACCTCCCACTCCTCAACGAAGTAGTGTGACCCGATGTGTGGAATTGAGCGCTTAGCCACATCCTCCTCACTCCATCTCGCGGCGTAGTAGCGGGCCTCGTGCGGGTCGTTAAATACGGCGCGGATACCTTCCAGGTGTTGCGCACCGCCGCCCATCTCTTCCATACCGAGGACTACATAAACCCGCCTTGGTTCAGCCATCATCCCGCCTTCTTTCCCGACTCATCGGACCTGTGGTGCGCGTCCAGCACATCCCCCAACCGGAAGAACTTCACATCCCCATCCACCGCACACGGACGTAGGGGGTTCTTACGCCGCGCCGCCAGGGTCTCCACTCGGCGTTTGTTCAGTCCCTTGCCGATAGCGCCCATCTTGTTGGCCAGCTTCTCCACCTGCCCGGCTGTGACTACGAGCCGGTTCGCTTCATGTACTCGCCCTCGGTCGATCACAATGTCATCGTCGGCGGGGATGTCTATCTGTCGCCAGCACTCATCGATAGCGGCTTTGATGTCCTCGTAGGCTTCTTCTGATCCCTCAGTGAGGGCTAGTGCGATCATGTTGACCCGTAACCACTTAGCAAGAGTGATGATGTCGTTGCCCTTATCCCACACAATCGCTCGCTGCTCACACACCAGCCTCACCCAAGTACCCAAACAGTTGTGCAGTAGATCGGCGGCGTTGTGTGCCCCGATATGGATGGGGACCTGAGACTCTGGTTTGGGTCGTCGGGACATACTCAACCCCGGCCTCTGGATACGGGCCTGGCGGGTGAGGGTGACCGACAGCTCCCCGATCATGCGGGGGATGCTGGCCAACTCTTCACGGAGCTTGATCTGATCCTGGCGAGGCATGAAGAAATCCATTGTCATTTGGCGGCCCGCTTTCGCTCATGGGATCTCGCGCACGCAAGGGCGCATATCCGACACCTCCGTGATGTGCCGTACTTGCCACACCAGTAGATGTTGTCTGACGTCAGCTCATGCCCGTACTTACAGTGGGTCTTCCTAATCCCGCCGTGCGTTCCATGGCGAACCGCGTCCCGTAGATTGTCGGACGTTGTTCCGTAGTAGAGATTTTCAACCCGATTATCCGTTCGATTGCCATTCTTATGGAGCACTAGCAGGTCGCTCGGGCCGAAGAAAGCCTCCGCCACCATGCGGTGGATCTTTCGCTTTCCCACCTTTCCGCAAGTCACCTGCTTGTATCCGCCACCCTCAAGTGATGGACTCAGTGGAGCCTCCGGGTAAACGCGAACCCGGCCATCGGAGTAGGTAACCCGCCGACGAACAGACCTGGCATTACCCAAGCTTGACACTTCATACCCAGGCGCCGACGGCACCGCCCTCCACTCTTCGGCGACGCTCATCCAACCTCCTCTGCGCGATGCTGGCCATGCAACGTTCCGGATGGCACTTCGCCATCGCTAAAAAAGCTTCTGCCGCATCTACAGAGCACGCCACCGCCGAGCTCGCCCAAGTTGTAGGAGCCGATTGGATCGTGCGGCCCCGGCGGCAGGTAGAGGTTGAACTCTCGTGGTACACCATCAATCAGGATGGTGGCCCGTATGCCATCGTCGGGCTGGAGTACATTGCCGCCGCTCACAAGGCTTCTCCGTTCGATGGTGGATCGTTCTCTGCCATATAGCGTTCCCAGGCGAGACGGCGGGCGGCAGCAGCGGAGCGCGATAGATGGTGCTTTACCGCTTCCGCTTTCGCCTTATCCGGGGAGTCGCCTCTATAAATCGGTTCCCCCAGTGCGTCATCGGTCATTAGCCAACACATCCATACGGTGTCGGATTGACTCGCGCTATATACCCAATAGACGCCGGGGTTTGCCTTGGCACTCCATCGGCTGTGACCGTCGACAAATAACGACTCGCACTCTTCCCATTGCAGCGGTTCAGCACTCAACTCTCACTACCTCCGCTGGCGCGGGCCGCTTCGAGCATGTCCATAAGGACTCTGGCCGGATTCCCAACTAAGGGCTTGAGCACGCCTTCCATCGCTACCCATTGGTCATCAGTGACCTCAAGGATGGTTCCCGGATCTAACCGCTTTAGTTCGGCAATAAGGTCTGGCAGGTGCTCCGATGCCCAATCACCCAGCTCTACAACGCCAGTCGGTACAGGCTCCAGATAGTCGTCGCCCGGATGTGTCCAGCGGCGGTCTAACGCCATCGCCGCCTTTTCGGCTAGCTCGCCGACCATGCTCATAGGCCCGTCTCCTTCATCTTCCTACCGCGCTTAGCTAGCCCCTTGAGCGTGTCGTACCACCAGCCGGTGTCGTCCTGCTGGAGTGCCCATTCGGCCTTCTCGCCCCACTGCTCAATCTCAGTGCGCAACTGGATGACCCGCTGGTTCAGCTGACGCTCGGTCTCAATACTCATCGCTTCTCCCTGGGCTTGTCTTCGACCCAGTACCAGGTGGAACCGGAGCGAGCCAGGTATCCGGTGGGCCTAATCGAAGTAGTCATAGTGGTCGTCGCATACCAAGTGGTCGTCAACTTCTCCGATGGAGCCTGGCTTTCCGCATAATTCACAGAACTGGCAGCTGGGGCACAGCAGATCGGTGATCTCTTTTCCGCCGCTAGGCATGGGCGTCAGGACTTCAAACCACCCAAGGTTGATCGCCTCATCGACAGCGGCTCCAAAATCCTCGAACGAGTCGTAGCCGCACGAGTCTCCACACTTTGTGCAATAGGCTTGATAGAACGTCTCACCCGTATACCCGTCAGGGTCCTTTACTTCATGTAGTCCATGCGTTGTCATATCTCACTACCACGCAATCAGGACGCCGAAGATCCGAAGCACATGCAGGGTCTCGTCTGCGTGGCCTTGGTCATCGGAATAGTCGATGGACTGCCGGAACTTCCCGTGAGTTGTCTTCCAGTACCGGATCATTACTCCTTCTCCCATTTCCTAAGTTCTAGGTCCCATATCCCCACATCCTCGCCGCCTGGGGAGGCGTCGAATGTGACTGTGAACATGTGGTAGTCGCTCATGCGGTCTGGTTCGGCAACGGCTTTCGCTAGATGCTGCATGAAATCCCAGAACCCCGGCGCGTCGGTGACTTCGACGGTCTTTCCATTGAATTGCATACCTCAATTATCCTCCGATACACCGACATTCGCGGTGTCTAGCCCGCTTTCCTTTCCTGGTTCCACCTACGCCGGTCCTTCAATGACAGCTCCCCGTAAATACCGTGCTGGTCGTGTACCTCTATGGCGAATTGGAGGCATTGAAGTTTGACGGGGCATCCGTGGCAGATTTCCTTGGCCCGCTTACATTCCCGGCTTGCCCCCTGGTCTGGGAACCACCACTCCGTCGGGAGTCCACGGCACGCTGCTTCGTCTTGCCACGACAGGTCCGCGACAAGACCGGTGAGGCATCCAACGATGTCTGCGGCGACACTTCCCCCAGCTATCCAGTCGGTAGGGCTTGAGTGCGGCATCAGCTTGCCCTCCCCCGCTTCATCACCATCCGCTCGTGGGCAGTAAGCCCCCCGTACACGCCGTATTCTTCATTGACGCGGAAGGCGTATTCCAAACACTCAGCCGAGACTGGGCATTGCGCACATACGGCTTTCGCGGCTTTGGCCATCGTGCGTCCGGGACCGCCAACGACCGGGAAAAAGACTTCCGCGTCGACCTGAGGGCACAGTGCGTCTTTCGTCCACGGCTCGTGGTTGATAGCCCATATGTCGGCGGCACCCGAGATGATGCGGGGGCCGGGCCTCAAGTTGTCGCGCATTTCATTTCCTCCAACGTGTCTCATGCGGCCAATGCCTTGGTTTCCCTAGATCCCCCTGCCCATCCATGGCTATCCATCTACAGGGATGTCCTTCTGGGGCACTACAGTCCGGGCACACCCGCTCCGCGGCACCGGTTTCGGTGTATGCCGTAGGTTTCCGCCGGCTACCGGTGTCGTCAAAGGCGGTCATTGCCTTCTCCTAGCGTTCGCGCCATCCGGTTTGCGTATTCCATTGCTTCGGCGAAGGTTTTGAACGACCTTCCCGGCAGTCCCCTGCCGAACCACCCACCCCTGTCACAGGCGAACCATGGCCTGTCGAAGCATTCACACCAGCACCACTTGCCGACACGCCAGGGCCTTTTGCCCACGAACTCTCGGTGGTTATGGGCACTCATTCGGTCACCCTTATAGGCGCGAAGATGTAGTTCTTAGTTCCGTCCTCGTCCGATGGAATCTGGACCAGCCGTAGATTGACGGACTTCGCCCACTTCTCTAGGCCGTCCCAAACGTGCTGGTGTGCAATACAGATCTGGCGGAGGTCGTCAGGCAGGAATCCGCTCATTCGGTCACCGTCCAGCCAGAAGTCCAGCGCGGGGTAGGTACGCCGCCTTCATAGAAGCCGGGGCGGGGCTCGGGGCGCTCTGGGAATACCTGGTCAGCAATCCATTCGCCCTCGTCATCACTTCCGGTAATCGTCCATTCCACGGTGAGTCCTCCAAGGGCTTTATCCACCTCGGCGGCAACGTGGGCGTCGGCTTCGTCCCAGTCGAAGAAACTAGTGCCGGGGCAGGCGAAGCACCGTTTGTCATGGTTCCCATACCAACCAATGCGATGCTTCCGCATCGCGGCGCGGATGAGCTTCTGTGCGTCCGAAGGTTCGTCACTCATCGCTCTAGTTCCTCTGTCACAGGGTGACGACAGAGATGGGGAAGGCACCCGGCGTGCTCTCGGTTACATCACGCCAGGTGAATCGCCACTCTGGGCCGGGCTCAACGGTTACCGCCCACAGATGCGTTATGTCCCCTTCGCTGAACTCGGCGTCATCGGGACTGCTTCTGGCGATTTCGATGCAGTATTCCCTTAGCTGCCTTACGAATTCGCCATCGCGGTCATGCCCGTAGGCGTAGTACATGTCACCGTTCTCATCCTCGGTGAACATGTAGCGATGCGTCTCGTCGTACTGTGTTTCGAAATCTTCCGGGGTGAGTGGCGGATAGACGTGTGTAGTTGTCATTGGTTCAACTCCTCTGTTGTGAAAATCAATGGGGCTAGGTCGGCCAGCACGACGAGTGCTATAGCGCCAGCTGTCGCCGGTAGTGGCGACTTCTCCAGCTCGGCCACCCAGTGGGCGTGTCTCTCCCGTATCGGTTTCAAAGCCTCACGGGCGGAGGCTATCTCGTTTCGGTAGATATCAGCATTGAACTCGGCTGTGATCGTTCTTGATTCCCACAGACGTTTCGCCGCCTCTACTGCCGGATCGGTCATGGTTAACGCCCCCAAGACTTTGGAACGGGTAGCCCAGCCTTGCGGAGAATTTCACAAGCCCTTTCCTCACAATCTTTCGCGCGACCATAAAGACGGTCTGCGTAGTAGATGAGCAGGTTGGCTTGTTCCTGTGGTGACATCGTTTCGTCGCTCATAGTCCTAGTTCCTCACTTGGGTAGACCCGTTTAGCGGTCTCGCAGGGCCAGTACTCGTCGTCGTGGTCGCAGACCAACGTCGCCTTGGGGCACTCCTTGCCGCTACAGCAAGCGTTGTAACAGTTGTCCCAACGCGGTTTGTGTAGTTCCTGTACCGACTTAGCCATCTCACGGGCAGCGTCGCGCATTTGAGCCCGGGACCATTGCGAAATTCTCCCCTCACCCCATTTGTCCACAACTCGCTGCACGGCTTCGATTGCAGGGTCAGTCATTCGAACCTCAATCGCAGTCTCATCAGCTCTACTCGGGCGTCCTGAATTGCGTCATCGACTGCTCTACGTTGTGCGACGGTCTTGGCCGAAAGCACCAATACGCTGGCGTCGAACAACATTCGGTCGATCTTGTCTATCCGGTCCGTTACTTCACTCATCGGTAGTCTCACCTCCTGAGAAGATCTCCCAGAGCAGCCATTCCGGCGAAAACTCTTCGTGTGGGTTGTCACTCATAGGACTACCGCTCTCAGATGATCAGTGACATGGGGATGGAAGCCGCTCCAGTAGCCTTCCCAGCCACAGGAGCAGTGGTGCCATCCCGGTTTACCGGGCGTGGGGCGTCCGTCATAGATGTAGGTGTGGCGACCCAGTTCGTCCTGTAGCGCATATCCAACGTCGTTGAACCAGCCGGGATCTCGATTGTCTCGCCAGTCGGCTAAACCACGCGTCTCGCTCATCTTCCACCTGCCGCGAATGCTGCTATAGCCTTAGCCCCGGAGGGGAACGAACGGATTGGGCTGCATCCCAACACCTCATGTTCCCGACAAATCCACCACCAACCTTCGGGGTCGGTATGGATTGCCCACTTCCAGTTACCATCCCGACCTTCGTAATAGCCGTACTCGCTCATAGCTTCACCACGTCTTCTATGAGGTCGTGTGGTGCTGTTACTTCATGCCCGCAGCAGGTGCAGCGTCCTTTGCGTCTGGTCTCTATCGAGGCTTGTACCCAGTTCCCGATCGTGGAGACATGCTCCCCGCAGATGAACACTTCAACAGCTGGTCTGTCGCAGTGGTCTACGAGGTGGATGGTGACCATGAAGTCCGCGGGCCTACAGCAGTCTTGGCATGGGGGTGTGCACTCGATCTTCAATCGGGCCAGGAACGCCGTGGGGGTCTCTAAACCGGTTCGGGGTTGTAGTGACACCACTGGTTGGGGTTTGGGCTGTGTGCGTTTAAACCAGGCGGTCATAGCGGCATCACCCGCAGCACCGATGCAATCGTTGAACCGCAGAGTATGCAAGTGCTGAGTTCGGTTGCCGCTACCTCCAGCATCTCCCGCTTATGGGACTCGCAAAGTGCGACTACAACCACTCTGCATGTGCGTGATCTAACGTCAGTCCAGTGGACTCGTGCCGCCCAGGCCGCTTCACGGTCACATGCGGGCAGCCCATCCCAGTCTGGGAACTCGCACGCCTGCCCCGGCATTTCTCCTACGAGTTCTTTGATGTCTGTTATGGCTTGGGTAGTCACGATGCCGACCTCCTTTGGTTTGTGGCGTCATGGACAAGCTGGAGATTTGGGATGGGCGTCTTGCATTCGCAGTCGGTGACGCCCGTGTCGTCGTCGAGGTCAACCCACCCGCTACCGCCGCAAATCTCACAATTGCGCCGACGTTCGGCAGCTGCTGCGCGTAGGGCCTTCTCGAATGCGGTCTTGCCGGACACCCATCGCTCCGATTCCTCGCGGCAGCGCTGGCATTTGAGACATGCCCGCGGTGTGCCGTTTGGATGATCTGGGCAGTAGGGGCTGGGGGGTTCGCCTTCCCAAGGTGACCCATTACCAACAGAAGACTTGACTTGTACTGGTACTTGACTGGGGGGGTTCGGACCCCCTTCGGATGGGTTATCCCCTTCAGATGGGGTCTCGACGGGGTTGGGACGGGGTCCAGACGGGGTTGGATGGGGATCTATCTCATTAGCGAGAGCCGTGGCATCTGCCTTCCGTAGACGCCTGAGTTCTGTCGCCAGCTCGTGCCGCAGCTTCTCCGACGCGACTAGTCGGGCGTTCTTCGGTACCGACCTCCAGGCATTCGGTGAATTGACGCTCACGATGCGCACGTAAGAACGAATCAGTAGTTCGTCGGTGTCGTAGTCCACGAACACAAACCGGCGCTCCCCTAACACTGCGAGGTCGGACCGAAGTTGCTCTGTCGTCAGCTCATCGCAGCCCTTCGCAAGAAGCTCCAGGTGCAGCGTCAGAACGCCGGCGGTGTCCAAGTCCTTCTGTGACAGCACTTGCAAGAAAGTGCACTGCACGAGCCGTGGAAGGCGTTGGAAGTCGCGGTCTTTACGCCACAACCCTTCGTTGATGAGCCCTGCCGCGTTAGCCATCAGGCATCACCCTCTGCGGCGATGAGCTGCCCGGCGATTTCGACGTTCTCTCGGATGCGCTTCCAACAGCATCCACAGAAGTACTTCCATGTCGCTTCTGGTCGGATGTGGTTGGCGTTCATGGCCACCCGCACCAGGTTGTCGATCTCCTCCGGACTCATCCCATTCGCGAGGAAGGTCAGGACGCTATCGAAACCGTCAGGTGCCGGGACGGGGAGTTTGTCAGGGCCATAGGTCCACCCTTCCCATAGGCCACTGAACCACTCCAAGATGTCGTTGTCGTACTGAATCTGCATAATCCGCATGTCGGACACCTGTTGCATGGCCCGAGACCACCGCATGGCATCCGCTGCAACGTCATCTACCAGTGGTGCATCAGCCGGCACGGATGACTTACCGCTGTTGCAGTCCGCGCAAGCCGCTACCAGATTCGACGGCTCATCACTACCCCCCAAGGCAACTGGGACAACGTGATCAACCGTCAGCTTCACCTCAGGAGCGGAGCGCCCGCAGTATCGGCAGCTGTAGTTGTCGCGGCGCAGGACTTCATACCTGAGCCTCTTGGTGACGGCCATCTACACCGCCTCCTGGTTGTCGCGCTCAAATCCCCCACAAGGGCAGTACCGGTAAAGAGGCTCAAAAGAACCAGGGAAAGTGGCTTGGCAAGTGCCGTAGTGACGTTGATGCTCGTCGAGATCGTGTCCGCAGGAGCACAGGTCGGTCATCGCTCCTCCGAATCACGTTCAGCCGCAGCAGCGGCGGCGAGAAGGGCAGATGCGTGTCCGCGGGCAGCCTCTAATCCCCCATAGGGGTTGCTGATCCCGTCATTGGTAATCCGTCCATCAGACTTGCGGATCACCACTCGCCCCTCGTAACAACCTCCGGGCCACTCGCGGCCACCTTGGTCCGGCTCGGGAAGTTCTACTACTGCGTATCCGTTGGCCTTGAGGGCTTCCATGACGGCGTCAGCGGTAGTCCAGACTCCATACGAACTCCCCACCTCTTCCTCGATGGCCTTCGCTATCGTCAAAAGGAGATTCCTCGCGTTATCTTGTCTATCGCCACTCATGCGCATTCCTTCTTGTCTTCAACAAACCCTCCGCAATCACAAAGGGATCCATCATCAGCTGGCCCGTAACACTCAGCTTGTTGACCGTTATGCTGGTATCTCTGATGACCACAACGGCAGAAGTGGTAGGTAGGCCAAACAGTCACGCCGACCTCCCCAACGCCCACTCCCCCGAATCAGCCCACAACGCCAACGCACACATAACCTGTGCCGCAACACCAGGATGCCAAGCGCAGAAGTCCACACAATCCCCCAACACCTCCAAGTGATCCCTAGTTCTCAGCGACCGGATCAACTCGGTGGCTTTACGAACCAAAACGTTTTCACTGCCACAGAACTCGTAATCCACCTCTGGAGGCCCTTCAGGTTCAGGCATCGGCTCAGCCTTATACCGTTCGATCTGTCGGTCGGTCACATTCAGCCGGCGCGCCACCTCGGTCCCGGACAACCCCTGAGCGGTCAGGGCTTTTGCCGCCACCACACGATCTGGTTTCGACAACGACACCGGATAGCCCTGAAGCGCAGCATCCACATTCAGCGGATCAAACGTTGTTTTCATGCGGCCTGCACCCCACTCAACGTGCCGTCGTCATTGAGAAAAACTCGGCATGTGTGCTTATAGAAGACTGGCTCCAAGATGGGCATAGCCCACTGGGACACGATGAACCCCAACTCAATAGCCTTCCCGCGCTCACGTGTCTCAATGAAGGAGTGGCAGCCGCGGCATATCGCCAGCCCATTAGAAACCCGGCTCGTCGACTCCTGGCGGCTACCACCCCGGCCCCTCGGGCGACGATGGTGATAAGACTCCACCGTCTGCACACACACGTTCGGCCACTGCACTTCACACTCACCCAGGGCTCTCTGGAACATCAGCTCTTTGGCTTCCGCAGTGAACTCGCCGTCCCTAGGCACTAGCGGCCTCCGCTCGCTCCCAAATGTCGGCGAACGTCCTCAAACCGTTGGCGGACCAGCCACCCTCAAGTTCCTCGAGACGGTGCGGGAATTCGGCCCGGAACCGAGCGTCAGCTTCCTCGAGCACTGGGGCGAGCTCGCGCATCCTTTCGGGCAGTGTCATGGCAGCTCCTTCAACCTCAAAGCCGTGGAGAGGGTGAACAGGCCGCGGGATTGCATGTCCTCGAGTAGTTCGCGGGCGTCGTCTTCGCCGCGCCAGGACACTGTCGGGTTCCCACCGGGGACGTGCTGCACTTCAACCCCGGGTGGGAGTGGGACGCCAGCGGCCAACGCTGATGCTGCGCTGGCGAGGACGGTTTTACGGCCCTGCTCGGTGAGTTTGTGTTCAGCCAGCATCGGGTCGTTGAACTCTTCAAGAGCCCAAGCGATAGCCGCTGATTCGTCAGTGATGACGGGCATGTCCCGCGGGCCTTCAGGGTCGGAGATTAGGACGTATCCGATGCGGCGTTTCTTGCCGTCAACCTCAACGTCCGACATCACCGGAATACGGGTACCGGGATCGTTTTCCAGCAGGAACTTCGACTTCTCTTCGCGTTCAATCTTGTCCGCCAACTTGCGGAACTCCGCCGCCACAGCGATACGCATCTGCCGATTCACCGCGGGTTCCCCTTCTCGTCGTACTCGTCATCAACCCAAAACCAGTCAGGAACAGCAGGACCCGGATCGGACAGACGCCGGTAATCGGTAGCGAGCCAATCGGACATACGGACACCACGACTCATGAGGGATCACCGAGGGGCTTGGGTACGCAATTCGTACTCTCAGGAGATACGGAATGCGTAGTCGCCGGTTCCTGTCGTGCTGTTGGGTCTGGCGTGAACGTAGGCAGTGTCCCGTCTAGGTTCACCGTGCCGTGCGGGTCGGCGTCGAACACAGACGGCTCCCGCATCAGCCGCTCAAGTCGCGGCTTGTCGCCTTCGTGGTACTCGTCCGGGTCGTCCGCTTGACAGTGCTCCGCTAAATCCTTGTGGAAGTACTCCTGTAATTCCTCACGGGACGGGTGGTCTGTTGGGTCGGGCCGGGGAACAAGCGGTTCTTCGCCAGGTGGGAACCAGTCCAACCCTGATTGGTCGGGCCACTGATCGGGGCGGATCTGCGGCCAAGAGTCGGCAGTGTCCCAATGCTTTCCGTAGAGGTAGACCCAGTAGGGCCGCTCACCATCGCTCACGCGAAGCGCGATGTTCTTCCCGTCTGGTCGTCGTGCGATGGCGCCAACAGGTGCACCCTCAGGGATGCTGTTAGCGGCAGCGAACATCTCGTCAACAGCCTTAAGAGCAGACTCTTCCGTGAAGATTGGGGGCGCCCACCTCGGCGTCCCGGCTAGCAGCTTCTCAGCCATCGCTTTCCGCTGCGCTTCAGTCGGTTCCAGCTTCACAACGCCACCACCCTGTAGCCCTCTTCTGACAACACCTCACCGATACGGGCCATCACAGTCCCTGCATCACCACCCAACGAAAGCTCTTCCTCGATAGCGTCTTTAAGGACATCCTTGATGTAGTCGCCCATGACGCCTTCCTCAACGCAGACGCGATCCGTTCAGTAGCTGCACCAGCGAGGCGTTCCCAATCCTTCTCGCCGTACCCGAAATAGAGCTCTTCCAAGCAGCCCCTGATAACGCCGCGCTGCACATCACTTAACCCACTCATTTGCATGTCCCCTGCCCATTGGGCTCAATACCCCTGGAACGCAACACTTCATCACGCCTGGCCATGACCTCGGCAATAGAAGCGGACACATCAACACCGCCACGACCGGCTAGGTCTAGATGCTTGAGCATTTCCGCGCACATCAACAACACCCGCGCGTCAGCCTCGTCATGATTGATCGTGTACCTACTCATCGTCCGCATACAACCTCTGCATATATGGGAGTGGTTCAGGTTCATAGGTAGAGGGATGCTTTGAGAGCCTGGCGATTTCACGGCGCAAGGCGGTGTTCTCAGAGCGTAAGCGCCTTTCACTGCAGACCTGCAGCGCGGTCAGCAGGGCTGAATAGATCAGGATGAAGAACCAGTTTTCGCCAAGGTATTCGAGTATCGCGTTCATCGCCCACCCGCCAAGAACCACAGCCCCGCAATGAAAATGAACACCACAGCCGTGAGGGAAACGAAGCCAAGGATGTTGGCGATCAGATGCCCATGCTGCGACGGATCGTTCTTCGGGCAATCCTCATGAAAAGCTCCATGCTTGTAACACCAAGGGATCGGATAGATCTGAATCATCAGTCCTCCCCCCGCGCTAGCAGGGGCGAGACATAGCCGGGTCGATGCTCGGTTTTCCAGCACTCCCATTCAAAGAATGCCCCGATCGCCAGTATCGGAATGCCGAGCACGGCAATGACCGCTACGACAATGACGGCAACTGGTGAGCTCATGCCGCTTCACCCTCTTCATCTTCGGAATACCCGGGGCCATCTGAGCCCCAGTGGAATTCGCATCCATGCTTGATCTCGGCATTCAATGCCCGTGGGTTGACCCCGAGTTCAGCGCTAAGCGCCGTGTAGGTCTCCAGTTCACACTTGTCGTACCGCCACAACACGGACTCCGGGTTGGGAAGTTGACTGCGGACAGGGGCCAAGATCTCATCGATTTCTTCCAGGTCAATATCAGCTGCGCAGTCGTAAACGATTCGCTCTACAGCACTTTCGACAGTCATGACTGCCCACCTAGTTTCCGCACGTATTCTGAGATGTCTTTCGCCAGTGCGGCATTGCGCTCTTCATACGCGGCCCTGCCGTCACCTTCGGCGAACAACTTCACGGTTCGGCCACCGTCCTGAATGGAAACTGTCCAGTGGTCTGACCAGAATTCATTCCGTAGCGGCCTGATTACGTCTATGCGAGTTACCGTTTCGGGGATGGCGCGCTTCTGTAGCGCCTCTATCTCGTCGGCCGCTTCCCGCGCAACTGCCCACAGGCTTTCGTCTTGGTGATAGTCATCGGAATGCCGCTCGCTAAAGTTCACTGCGTCGCGTAGCCGCTGCACGATGTCGCTCATGCTTCCCGCCCTCCCTTGTAGTAGTCGGCGAACCGCTTCAAGAGAGTGATGTGCGTGGGACAAAACCAGATGGCGCTGTACGCCAACACTTGTCCCGCTACATACGGGTCGATGCCCGCTTTTTTGGTTAGCGATACCCCGGTGTTGAGAACCCCATCGATCGTGGGATCAGCATCCAAACTCCGGCACACCGAGATGCCGTACTTCTCGGCCAGGTCTTGGGCCGAGTCCGCATGAGCTGGTGGAGCACATGAAACCGCGGTGAGGATTACGGCTACAGCCGTGATTGATCTATGCTTGAACACGCCACACCTCCAAGGTGTTGGTTGCAGTGGCGCTGGGGCGGTCTTCCGCCAAGATGTCCCGCCCCAGCGTTCGGGGGTTATTCAGTTGTTGAAAGCTCTACGCCGACTTAGGTTCAGACGGCAAGGATGCAAAGAATGCATCGAGTTCTTCCTTGGGGTACAAGGGAACCGAGCCGTCGTACCGCGGGCAGATATGCCCCAAGCGCTTGTGTTCATCCAGCTTGTAGAGGCTGATGCCGAGGTATTCGGCGGCTTCTTTACGGTTGTATGAGAGCTTGGTCATGCCGTCACCTCCATCAGTTCCGATGTCTGTGCGAGCTTCTTGCGGATGAACTCGATTCCACTGGGCCACACAGAGGTAGTTGCGGTGGGCACGGTCTCGCCGGTCTTGCGGTTGATAAACGTCTGGGGTGTGACCTTGAAGTGGTGTTCGTACCGCTGGTACGGGAGGTTGTTCTTCTGGAGGACGCCGGACTTGCGAAGTTCGGCCATCATGATGTTGCGGCCCCAACCGATCATCTTGGACACGGCCAGGAATGAGTAGGTGCCGTCAGCGTCCATGAGTTCGTCGTAGAACTCGGCCTTGGGTTCCAGTTCGGCAACCTTGGCTTCGGCGAGTTCAGCGCGCTCGGCTTGATCAGCCGCGAGGCGCAGCGCCTCGGGAAGGGACTTAGGAATGGTGAACTGTTCGGCAACCTCCGCCTCACGGGTGCGCACCGCGAAATAGGTCTGCGCTGCTGCAACCTGAGGCTTGCGCGGGTCGCCATTCATGGCGATCAGATAGGCGGCGAACCTAGGCACCTCGTAATCGAGCTGCGGCCTCCCACCAGTCTTTTTCGGGGCAACCCGGAAAAGGGTCCGGACGTTGAAGCCTTGGTTGTGTGCGGCCTGCTTGGCGCGCTCTATGACTCGTTCGAAGTCCTCCCAGCGCGAGTAGGCCATCTTGCCCATCAGCCAGCGGGTGGACCAGACATCCTCTCCACCTCGGGGACATGGCATGCGACCGGCATCGAATGGCGATTCAACAGCGGGGCTCAAGTCGGCGCTCATGCCGCACCCCGAATCAGTTCTTCACGAACTATCTTCCGAATGAGATCAATCAGCGCGACGTCGTTGCCTTCATCGTCAACGCGCTTCTTCCGCTCCAGGACACTGATCGGGACGTTGAGCGCGCGTGACAACTTCTTGTAGATATCAGGCGTCGGCAGACGCCGGCCACGCTCAAGGTCGGATAAGTGTGAGAGCGAGATCTTTGATCGGCTAGCCAATGAGGTGAGGCTGTCGCCGTTCTTATCCCGATTGACGCGGAGCTCAGTCCACACCCCGTGTGGGGTTCCGTTGGATGGCATGTGACCCACGCTACTGCGTAGCTCCGCGTAGGTCAAGACGTTCTACGCGATTTTCTTGCGTAGTGCCGCTGAACTGCTGTGTTCGAATATTACACGCTTGTAGTTGCGTAGATTTGCCGAAAAAGCCGAACTAGACTTCGCAGCACTACGCGTAGGAGAGTGTGGGTATGGAAGACGTTGATGTGCAGTCCCCGGAGGGTGCCCTGATCGACGCTTGCCGCGAGCGGCTACGCCCCAAGCTTTCCGCGCGGCGCGCGGCCGAACTGTCCGGTATCAGCGAGGGGCGGTGGCGACAGATCATCAAGGGATACCAACAGGTCACCTCTGACGTCCGCGCTCCCGTTCGCGCCCCTGCGGAAACCCTGGCGCGCATGGCATGGACAGTCGACGCCTCGCCTGAACAGCTCAGGGAAGTAGGCCGCGAGGACGCGGCAGAGGAACTAGTCGCACTGAAAGCGAATCTGGATGGGGCTAGCCGCACAGACCCGGGCGAGCTCGCAGACCTATCCCCCATCATGAGGCTCAACGCAATTACGGTCGACCAGCTGGAAGTTATGGCGAACCTTCCATTCGATATGACAAAGAAGGATCTGGAGCAACTTGCCCGCATACGCAGCGAGGCTGAGAGACTTCCGGAAGTACTTAAACCTTTCCTTGATTCTCCGGCTGGAACGAGCCAGTACATCCATAGCATTGGCAACTTGATAGCCGAAGCGCGAGACATCATTAAGAGCTACACGGATCCATATTTCCCATCCGACTCCGACGGGGCGGATACTGAAGGCAAGCGGCGCGGTTCGGTGACACGGGCCCGCCTCAAAGGGAGATGAGTCGGCGTACACGTTGAAGCCATGCCAGTCCGGCAGCCGCCGCGAATATCGATCCACACAGCGCCGCGGGAATCCACACGGCTAATCCTGCTGTCACAGTGTCCTGCTGACTGTCGTTAAGGAACGTGGCGGTAGTCATCCGCGAAATACATGCGGTGATCCCACACCCGGTGGCGATCATGTAGACCGTTGCAATCGGCCGGCTTGATCGGTCCATCCAGAGCGGGATGAGCGCCCGCATGGAATACACCAACAGATGCGCCAGCAGTCCACACAGGATCAGCCAATACGCCAGCATCCAAAGATCGGTGACCGGCGCCCGGAAGAAGTCGGGATGGTAGGAGCGCACCGCGTCCCCCGCGGCGAAAGCCAACAGCAGGAACGGAATGAAGACGGTCGCCGGCCATTCGACGTATCGGCGGAACTTCCAATCGATATCCACGTCGAGGCGGTAGAGGGCGTCCATCGTGATCGCTGAGGCAGCGATGACGTACAAATCGTGGCCGATCATGTCTTCCAAGTTCCAGCACCCGGTGGCCCTGTAGAGCCAGTGGCCGATGGTGTTGCTTGCGAAGGGGCTCATGAGAAATACCGCGCCACCTTGAAGGGCGATGTTCAAGGTGGCGGCGATTTCGTCGGGGCAGTGCCATGTCGCCCAACGAACCCATAGTGACCAACAGATCGTTGCGAGTGTGAAGACAACTAAGGGAGTGACCACCGTGGACCGCCCCCAGAGAGCCGACATGTGGTCCCCCGACCACTAACTATGGTGAATCCCGATTCAGGTGTCCGGGTGGGGTTTTCGGGCACGATTTGCTCCTCTTATAGCGAAAAATGGTGTGCTTGATCACTGGGCGCCCAGACCCGCAGGTCGGAGCGTCCATCTAGTTGAGATGTATTGATTCGCAACAACTTCAGGCTGTGAGCTGTTGTTCACCTGATAGAAACCAAAGCACCACCAGTCACAGTGGTCAATAGGTTGGGGGGCTACAGATCTGTAGCCCCCTTGCGGGTTGTTTTAAAGTTGAATGATGGTCTCTGGTAACAACCAAGGCCAGTTTTTGCGGGCGGTACGAGATCGGGCTCAGATGTCGCAGCGACAGCTGGCACGACTGGCCGGATATTCCGACGGTCAGATACAACACTTTGAAGCGGGCCGCCGCCGCCCAAGCCCCGACGACCTGGGCAGGCTCGCCCGACACCTAGGTCTATCGTCTTGGGAAACGCACTACCTGTATGCACTAGGGGGGAAGTTGGCAAGCACGCCCGGAAGCGAGATACCGGATATGCAGAGTTATCTGGAATCCCTAAACCCCCACCCAGCCGCCTACCTATCGTCCGGGTGGACGGTGGAACACGCCAACTCCGAGTTCGAGCGGATCTTCAAAGGGTTATGGATTTCGCCGAACTTCCTCAACTGGCACTACGTCGGCCGCCGCACACCGGACATCATTCTCGACTGGGCGTCCTCATCAGACTGGCTGATTTCCTGGCTGAAGTTCAACTTGGCGCTCTCCCCCGATGATCCCGAACTTCAGGGCGTGCTCGACAAAATGACGCCGATATCCAGCTTCTCGAAACAGTGGGATCGCAACACCATTCCCGCCGACCCGGCATCGAAACCGTGGACGGTCCGCGATCTGGACAACGATTCCACTTTGCGTATCGATATGCGGGTATGGCGGGCCGGACAATCATCGGACCTACTACTGCTCGGGGTTATACGGGAAACTGCTGACACATGAGGCGCCGCACCACCTCAAGGGTTTCAGGGAACCTGGTGATGCTCAACGCTTGATGCTCGCCCTCGATAACCTCGAACAGGACAGGGCCTCCGAGGTTGTCTGCGACGAACGTGCCGTGCTCGAGCGGAATGTAGAACTCGTTGCGGCCATGAATCACCACGGCGGGGCATTGAATTTCACGCAGACGGTTCTCGATGCTTGGCCTGGTGAGCCAGGCATCAGCGACCACTCTGATGTGGCTCCAGTCCGCTTCGCGCCACCGATCCATGAGGGCGTGGGCGTCGGTGCCGGCTGCGGCTTCAGCGACCCGGAAAAACTCGCCAGTCTCGGGCCCCATGTTGGCCAGGATGTCCACTCCCGCTCCCAGTGAGATGGTTTCGCCGTGGTCTGTTGCTCTGGCGGTGGGTCCTATTAGGAGTAGTCCGGCTACACGGTCGGGTTCCAGGAGTGCTGCGTGTAGGGCCATGGTGGCGCTGAACAGCTCTCCACCGTAAATTGCCTTCTCGATTCCGAGCGCGGACGCCACCCCCAACGCGTCGCGGGCTACATCGGTGAATTGGAACGGCTTGCCGTCGAATTGGGTTGAGCCGTGGCCGCGCTGATCGAATGTCACCACCCTGTACTGATCGGCCAAGGCTTCGGTCAGTGGCTCGAGGTGGATGGCATCGAGGAACATCGGATGTGACAGCACTATCGGCGGCCCGTCCCCACTATCGGTGTAGTGGATTCTCTGACCGTTCACATCGATGAAAGGCACCCGATATTCATACCCTTTTCACCCCTGCTGTGAAATGGCTGTGGGTGATCTTGTTTAGGCGTACAGTCCAGCGGACCGGGGTTTGGAGGGGCAGTGCTGGGACGGGTGTTCGATCCGCGTAACAACGCGCTCAATGCGTGGCGGCTCATTCTCGCTACCTCTGTAATCCTTTGGCACACCTGGCCATTAACCGGCCACGAGATTCCTGCTAGGCCGATCACTCAACTGCTTTCCCAAGTGGGGGTTGATGGGTTCTTCGCGGTATCGGGGTTTCTGATCACTTCCAGTTGGATGCGGCACCCCAATCCGAAGACGTACTTCACCGCCCGCTGCCTAAGGATCTTTCCCGGGCTGTGGGTGTGCCTACTGCTCACTGGGTTTGTGATCGCACCAGTAAGTGTATGGATCAAGCACGGGACGATGCCCAGCCCCATGTCGGCGGTCGCCTACATCATCAACGGTGGCCTACTGAACCCCTTCTACCCCGGTATAGGTGGGACACCTCAGGATGTTCCGTGGCCGGGGGTGTGGAATGGGTCTTTGTGGACCCTCACCTTTGAGATGGGCTGCTACATCTTCGTCGCCATCCTCGGCGTCACAGGACTACTGAAATACCGCTCAACCATCCCTGTAGCTTTCGTCCTCGCGTTGTGCGGGACGGCGGTATGCGGGTATCCGGCGTTCGCGATGCAAACCATCCCCCAAATGGTGACCCGGTTCGCGGTGATGTTCGCGGCCGGGGCGTTGATCTACCAATTCCAAGACAAGATCCCCGCCCGCTGGTCGCTCATCGCCTTAGCCGCAGGGGTGGTGCTTATCTCCGGCCTACTTCCCAACTATCGGGTACTGGCAGCAATCCCGTTGGCATACCTCGTCATAGCGTCCGGCGCTATGCTCAAACGCCCGAACCTGCGCAACGACCTCTCCTACGGGGTGTACATCTACGCCTTCCCCATCCAACAGCTACTCGTCATCATCGGCCTCGGAACACTCGGGGTGTTCCCATTCTTCATCCTGGCGACCTTGTTAACCCTGCCGCTGGCGGCGATGAGCTGGTTCATTGTGGAGAAACGGGCTCTGGCGTTGAAGAAGAGAAAGCAAGCGGTGGCTGCCTAGACACCGCGACTTCGGCTGAAACACGGGATAATTGAGGGATGGGCGAAGACTACTGGAGCAGTCTCAAACCTGGCGCCAAGATCAATATCAATTTGGGGTTTTGGCAGGGCGATGTAACCATCACCGAAGTGGGCGCATCCCCATTGGGCGACCTTGAGCTCACTATCGAGATTGGCAGTGATGAGCCATATTCGGGCGAGTACCGCTTACGCCTACCCAGTAGACAGCCCGATCTAGCTGGAGTGGTAGCGAATTAGCCTGCGTTTTCTAGGCGGCACCAGCACTACGGTCGTAAAATGTGCTGGTCAAGGGAGGGCTCATGGATGAGCAAGAGCCGACAATGGTGTCGCCTGCCGCTCTGGCTGAAACCGGTGTTGTGGAGACCACACCCACCGCCTGGTCCGATACCGACGAGCTCGAAGAGCCTGAGCCATACGACGATCCCCGCCGACGCAACTGGTTGATCAGCGGAGTCATCTTCGCCGCTACAGCAGCGGTCGCGGGGTTGGTTGCCGGTGGTGCGTACGTCTTCTTCGGCCAAAGCCCAAAACCTACTGCCATGCCGCCGACCACAGTCGTCGCTGAGCCGCCGAAGGTTGTTGCGGCAGATCCGAAATCACCCGTCGATGACTCATACCTGGCTGATGTTTTCAGCCAAGGAATCCCGGTCTCGGACGTAAACCGCGGGTCACTTATCCAGATGGGGCAAGCCACCTGCGTCACCCACCGCGACAACCCGTCCATGCAGATAGTCGACCTTGCTATGACTATCGCCGAAAAGCGGACCGCCTACCCGTACGACAAAGCCCGGATCATCGTGACCGCGGCACTCGAGCACTACTGCCCGAAACCCGCCGCGGTGCAGCCCGCCGTCTACGACCAGAAGTTTTTGAGCAAGATGCGGGCGCTGGGCTGGACTATCACCGATGCGGACGGGATGACCCACAACGCACGGCAATCATGCTCACTACTCGCTCAGGGGAACACCGTGCAGTTCGTACAGCAGTCCCTCAGCGCGGAAACGAATACTCCACTAGATCAGGCCGTGGAGTTCGTACGCACCGCAATGTCCATCTACCCGAACTGCCCTTAGCTCAGCAGCTCGTTGAGGTTCGACAGTGCCGCCCTTGCGGGTTCGTGGTCGACGTGTACGTAGATCTGCTGGGCCACTGCTGATGAATGCCCCACTACCTTCATGCGGGTTTCTTGGCTGACGCCAGCATTGTTGAGCAGGGTGGCGGTTGTATGCCGCGCCGAGTGCATCGAGCGGTATGGGACGCCGGCGGCTTTCACCAGCGCGCGCCACGCATCGGATGCATCTGTTGGTGAGATTGGGTGTCCGTCCGGGTGTCGCCACACCAGCCCATGTGGATTCGGACCCGTGTCCGCTTTGGCGTAAGCCTCCATGATCGCCTGGAGTGGTTTGGTCATGGGGGCCACGCGTGCACCGGCTTTCGTCTTCGGCTTCGTCCACGCAAGGGATAGGTGGCAGGGGCGGTGCTTGAATCCTCTGGGGAGTTCGGGTGGGAGTTGTTGGAGCTGCCAGGAGAAGTCGAACAGTCCTTTCTCAAGGTCGCATCGGTCCCATTCCATGCCGATAATCTCGCCCTGGCGGGCCCCGGTGAAGAACAGGGCCGCCCACATCGTGGCCCATGGGTCGTTGAGTTTGATCGCGGTCGCGATGATCTGGCGGGCCTCATCGAAAGTAAAGGGCTGGCGCTCGATTGCGACATGCTTGGGTTTGTCGACGACCGCAGCCACGTTCTTGTCCAGCATGCCCTCGTCCATCGCATCACCCAATGCTTTAACGAGGGTCTGATGGGCTTTCTGCGCGTTGCGTGTCCCGTTTTTGGCGATCATCTTGCGCACATCCGCTGGGGTGAGCTTGCCTAGCTGCGTGCGTCCATCGATGAACGGGAGAATATAAAGCCGCACGGTGGTCTCGTAGTACTTGAATGTTGTGGGCCGTACGCGAGGCTTCTGGATGGTTTCGAGCCAATGAGAGAGCCACTGTTCCAGTGTGGTGTTGGAGGTTGTGGGGGCTTTGCCGGATGCGATCTCAGAGCGCAGTGTGCGCAGCTTCGCCAGGGCGGTTGCTTTGTCTTTCGAGGAGACGGTTCGGCGGCGGCGCTTACCGTCTTCGGTGGGGATGTCGACAGCTCCAACCCACATGCCATCGCTGCGTTTGTAGAGTCCGCCGTCACCGCGGGTGCGCCTTTGCCCCAT